GGTCGAGGTCGAAGAACTTGTAGAAGATCTCCTTCCGTTTTGTCTCCTTGTTGGCGATAATGTCCATCTGGTTCCACTGCGCCGAGAGGGACGTCAACATGAAGTCGTCGAAGGTCCCGATCCTCTGCCGGATATTCTTCTCGGTCTCAGGACGTAGGGTACCGACCAGCGGCTCCATGCCACCGTCGTTGTCTACCATCGAGAAGTTGACCGTGGTCTTTCCCCACTCCTTGGTCTCTTCGAACTTCTTCTGCCCGTACTTGATCCGGTCGATGGTCCTCTCGATGATATAGTTCTGGTCGTTCACCGTGATGTCGGCGATCGCCGTAGCAGTGTCTTTATTATCGTTGATCAGGTGAACGTTCTTGTTGATCCCCTTAGTCGTACTGTCGAAGCACGTCTCAAGGATGATGTCGATTAGGTTCGACTTGCCAGAACCGTTCGGAGCAAAGATGCCCGTTAGACCAGGGAGCAGTGAAAAATCAACTACGTTCTTCTCACCGTAGTTGAAGAAGTTCGACCACACCAGGCGGTTGAGCTTCCACTTTACGTTACGGCTTGTGTCGTCTTCTTGTTCGACGTGGATCTGGTACTTCCTGTTCAGGTCCAAGACCTTCTGCAGGATCGCATCGTCTAATTTCTTGTCGGCTAGGTGGTCTCTGATCAGCTTCTCTTGGACAGGAAGACTGCGTAGGTTCTCTATGTCTACTGAATTCTTCCCGGCCATCGTCTTCTGGATACCGATGTTAGCCGCAGAAAGCGTGATCACGTCGTACGGCTTGTACATCTTCCGGACGATCTTCTCAATCTCTCCCTGTTGGGCCAGTGTAATGGACATTGGAGGACTGATACGAACGCGAGAACCCTCTTCGATCCCCATCTGCGGGACCGAGAGGTCGTCGTTCAGACGGATTGTATGGAACTTTCGGCTACCACGGAGGATGTAGGGAGAAACGTCGTGTGGCTGACCCTTCTTGGCTAACTCCCAGAGAAGGAATCCCTTGTCAACTTCCTCACCAAAGTTCTGTTGGATCAAAGAGCCAGGGTAAGCGATCGTACGATCCCTGAAGTACTGTTGCTTGTGGATGTCGCCGAGCATGGCGAAGTCTAGACCATCGAAGATGCTAAGGTCGTGCTCTACGACTGTCATCCGCCAGTTCATGTCGGTGACACAGGAAGCGACGGATCCGTGGAACAGGCCGATGTTTACAGAGTCGGGATGAAGGGCCCAACTGGCCGGGACCGGGTAGTTGTCACGATCGGCGAGAGAGAAAACCCAGAAGTTATACTTCTGACCGTCGTTCTCCTCCGTGAAACCAAGTCCAGACTTCTTGTGGAGGAAGATCTTGCCACTCTTAATGCTCTCCACGATCGGAGTGATCGCGTCCTGGCGATCCTTGTTCATCAGGTTCAGGTCGTGATTGCCAAGGATCAGATGATAGGGCGCATACTCTGCCACTCGTTTCAAGTGCTCTGAAGCCATCTCCACGAACTCAGGACTGATCTGTGTTTTTGTATGGGCCGTGTCTCCCGTATTAACAACGATGTCGGGCTTGAGTTCATCCAGGTGACGATACAGGTTCTCGAAGACCTTTCGGTACTCTGGATGGTACTTCAAGTTCCTGATATGTACGTCACTGATCTGCACGACTTTCAGACTCAAGCTTTCATCCTCAGTCTAAGAATATCGATCGATGATCCCACAGGAAGAGCTTGGAGCTTGGCTTCCCGGAATTCAGTCTTGCTCATCTCGCCCACGTCCTTCTTGCCACCCATCGGAACGTAGTAACAATCGACTCCATAGGCGACCAAGTTCGTAAGGATCTTCAGTTGCTTACGAAATGCATCTTGATCCATCGCAAAGTAGACTTCGACTCCAGAGAAGACAAGCCTAGAGAAGAGCTTGGAGTCCTCTCTAAGTATGCTTCCCTGCAGGGCGGTGACGTTGTCCCCTGTCTTGAACGCATCGAACGGACCTTCTGTCACTACGATCGGTTTGTTCCAGTCGACCATGTATTCGTTGAAAATGACATCCTTACAGAGGTTTTCGTGTTTATACTTCTGCGGGTTATCGTAGAACGACCGACCGACCACAAAGTTTAGAACGCCATACTCATCGAAAGAAGGAACGATGATTCTGTGTTTGTAGTTCCCCTCCTCACAGTATCCAAGCTTCCAGTGTCTGATATCTTGGATGGTGATCCCGCGATCTTGCAGGTAGCGCATTGCCGATTTGTAATACGGACCAGGCCACTCCTTCGTCAACGTGCGGAATTCTGTAGGAAGTGCCGGTGCGTCGTACTTCTTTTCTGGAGTAGCCGGCTTGAGTTTGTTCGCCTCTAGCTCAGCAACGTACTCGTTCCGCTCCTTGGAATCCCTGCTCATCAAAGGGATAAGAGTCTTCCCACCCCAGTCACACGACCAACAATGAAAACGATCGGTATCGAGGTTGACGCTTAGCTTCGGCTTCCGGTGTTTGCACCGAGGACAGAAAAAGACAGCCTCAGCACCCTTGCGAAGCTGCTCATGCCCCAGCGTCACCTGAATCGCTTGAAGTTTCCGCTCTCTTTGCATTACGGGATAGGTAGGCTCTCAGGTACCCAGCACGTGCGGTGATGTACGAGTCGGCCCGATCGAAGTTGTAAGGGTGTGGATTGTCATTCCTATTGAGAAAAACTTCCCATCCTTGGATCTTGTTCTTGACAAAGTCAAGGGTCAGTTTCTTCTTATCACCACCTTTCGGGATGATCAGACCATCGCGTTTCATGATCGCCTTGACGGTCGATGGATGGATGTGAGTAGTACAAACGCCTATCATCTTCTCTGGATGAGAAGGATCAGATTCGTTCCACCTGGACTTCTCTCCAAGCTCACGATGGATCCTCCAGACCTCGTATGAGAAAAGCGCGTTGAAACCAGCGAGTATCATGAGAGTCTGAAGCATCGTCCTTCCAGCAGAGAAATTTGCGAGGCGCTCTTCAAAATAATGCATGTGACTGCCAGCGATGTAAGGCTCGAGGAATTCTTCGACCCACCATTGAGACTCGTCCATCTTGTCGTGTAGAGACTTGGCATCGATCTTTGAGAAATCGAAGTGATCGGTTTTGATCCACTTCCCATTCTCGTCCAGGACAGTGGCACCGATAACAGATGTAGAGATGTCCCATCCAAAGTTCACGTAAGCTTCTCCTGAGTCCAGACTTCGAACATCCAGCCTTGTGAGTATCGCTAGAAATCCATCTTTAATCTAAGATTAATCTTTTCTTTCTCGCGCTTCCTGATCGGTTGCGCCAGCTTGGCCACCGCCACAAGCTGCCGATCCTCATTGTAGAGACCGATGGCCGTGATGTAGGTGACACCATCGTGCCGCTCAACAGTCACTCTGTCGTCATCTGTGTTCACTGTACCACGGTCGTCGACGTAGCTGAAGGTCGGATTATTGGACGCGTTCCCTTGGGCGGTTGGAAGACGACAATTGAACGTCTTGGTACGCATCGTAGCCTGACCCTTGAAGTCGGCACTGATGAGATCCCCAAAGACTCCAGAGACAGAGATCTGTGGATCCCAGAAGAGTGATCCGCTATCGAACGTGTCGTATAACGCCGGGTCTGTAAAGACGATCAATCCTTCAGAATAGAAGACGTTACCAACCTTTCTACGCTTCTCTCCCGTATATTCTTCCCCGGAGATGTCTCTTGTCATCGAACCTGAGACATACAACCCGCCGCGACCATCATCGTTAAAGACACGGACGATCCGGCGCTTGTTGTAGACGCCGTCCGTGATCCGCACACTGCCAGGATCGATTTGCTTCCCGTAGAACATGCTTGGGACGTGGAACAGACGCAGGTCGTGGATGTCGAGGTTGATCTTCTTGGTGACCGGAATGAAGCTTTGGTGATCGTTTGGTTGCCAGTGATTAGTGTGCGCGAAAGACCACGGGACCACGTACCCGTGTTTCGCGTTCGGACTGTAGTCAAAGGCACCGCTGCCAGATGCAAACCCGTGAGCTGTCCCGAAAGGACCATCGTTGTAGCGGGCGTAGTGGACGAGGCCCGTCGACGAACTATTGACCAAAGTACCACTGGCATACGCTTGGATCTCACTTCCGCTCAAAGCTCTGTTCCAGACCTGAGTTTCAAAGATGAATCCATTCAGATTATTGCCATGTTGGTGTCCGCCTATTCCAACCACGTAGCCCGTGCCTGTCTCCCAACCTCCAACCAGTAATGGATGAGTGTTAGAACCAGTTCCCAAGACATCGTTACCCAGAAAACTCTGTCCACCGTATTGACCATTAATCCAGAAGCTAGCAGTCTGTCCGCCTTTAACAACCATGGCGACGTTATTCCATTTTCCCGCAGTGACTGTATTCGTCGAACTCGCAGGGTAACTTGAGCTAGCGGAGTGCTCGACATTTAACTGGAGGGTCCCATCTGGATTGATCGAGAAATCCCAAGTATCACGTTGCGCCAAGATGGTCGGATAATTTTGAAACGGTTCAAGAGTACCGGTCGCAAAATTGGTGGGAATCGGCTTCACCCATGCCATGGCCGTGAACGACGAAGATGGACTGGTGATCGGAGTCGTCGCGAAGGCACCAGAAAATGCCCAGTACGATCCAGGGTAGAAATATGACCCGGTCACAGACGAGGTCAAGGAAGTGTCGGCTAACAGCAGTGAATCGTAGAAATCGTACGATCCCGTGAAGTAGTTGTCGTCACGTGTGCTGTAGTGATCGTATAACAGTTCAATCGGCCGATAGTGTTCTTCGAACCAGTTGAGATCGGTCACCTGCAAGAATGAGGCGACAGACTGGTTCCGGCAACGTACAAACCTGATCGACCCAGTCGCAGGATAGGACCCTGAAACAAAGATCACTTTGTCAATGCTGTGAGTATCGAGCAGATCTAGCGGGTAGATCGACAGACCAGAAGTCTGGAAATCACTAGCTTTGACATTGTATCTGGCGCGTACGCCCCCGTACAGGCTCAAGGAACCCGAGACACCCGAATTCCCGAACCAACCAGTCTGCCCACCAGCTACACCGTACTTTACGGCTACCCTTGGCTTAGCATGGACGGTCGAGAAGAGAATGTCGTTTCTGGTGAACTTTCTGTAAACGGACATCTCAGGTCTCTTTTTGGATCTACAGGATCAGTAGTCAAGCCGGATTCGGAAGATAGCCTCATTGTCGGGCGACTTGGTGATCGGCTTGTTCACCTTGGCGACGGCCAGTAGGTTGTCATTGGCATCGTAGAGACCGACAGTCGTAACGTACGACCGTGTCTGGAGGATGTTGCTTCCCGATGTGACTCTAATCCGCTTGTTGTCATCCACGAAGGTTGGGTTACTGGAGTAGTTGAACTCAGAGTTGGTTGCCCGACAGAAGTAGATAGTCGAGTACAGGTTCGTCTGGTTGTGCAGGTTGATCTTCTCGATGTGCGTTCGAAGACCATCGACCAGCTGATTGATGCTGCTGGACGATTCCATGTTCTGGACCGTCTTGGTACCTGACCAGAACGTGTCAGCTGGCCAGCTAGCTGTTACACCAAGAACAATGACGCCAGCGTTGTACCACACTTGACCAAACTCTGTCGTACCACTCCTGAGAGGAGCGTAATCTCCGCCGACAGTCTGCTTGAAGTTAACTGATGCACCCTCGTCTGATCCAGTCAGCTGCGTCGACGTCCTATTGACTACTAGCGCCGTTGATCCTTTCTTGATCTCGTCCTTCTGAATGTTTCTCTTCACCATAATGAAGAAGCACTCAGAAGTCGGAACGTTGTTGATTGTGAAGAGAGAGTTTGAATCTCCCAGGAGGGCAGAAGCCATCATCCTGTAGACCTTGATCTTCTCATTCTGAGAGCTGGTCGCAGTAACGGGCAAGTTATAGGCGGACCCTGTAGCATACCCAAAGGTCATGTCCATCAATGCGGTGCTAAGAGAGCTGGTCGGAGAGGAATCGAAAATCGTCTCCCAGTACCCGCCAAGGTCTGCTCCAGCAGAAGCCGAGGAGATGTTTGAAAACTTCTTGACGTTCTGGTCGAACGCATAGATCGAACTCGACACAGACACGACCTCATTGATCGATGAAACGATCGAGGCGACGTCGTGCGAGAGATCGAAGGTCTTGAATGACATCGTTTAGCTCCTAAATCAAGTCGTGGCGAATTCGACAATGGATACCGGGATCCGGACGTTCATACCGGACTGCTGACCAGTGACCACGATCGTAGTACTGATCGTTCTCGGCCTGGGCACGCTGCTTCCTACCAGTGTGTCGAATGCCTCTGTCGTCAACGTCTGGACACGGACGTTGAACTTGCATTCCGTACCGCCAGATGCCGTCTGTCGACCAGCTGCAGCTGGAATGATATAACGTGCCGTTCCGAACGGTGTGATCGCGATCGGAGTCTCACCTGAGACGAAGATGATATCATTGTCTAGTTCAACTGCATAGTTCACGTCGATGATCTCGGACGGGAGGATCGTCTGGGATCGGGCAATCTCCTGGCTCACGGAGATATCTGCACCTCCACCAACGGAGTCGTTCTGCTCTTTGAGCGAGATGGAAGCTGGCTTGGCCACCATCGTCGGGAGAAACTGTAGTCTCGCGTTCCGGATTGTCACGAGAGGAGATCGTAGAGCAACCACCTCGTTGGTAAATGCCTCGAAGACCGGTGTATCGAGGATCTTCCTATCTTTGGAATCGGAGCCAGTAAGCTCGTTCCAGAAACGATAGTCCACCTCGTCATCGCCGAGTCTGAACCTGACGATGGCGAAGCTGCCATCATTCCTCGCCAGACGCTCCCGACCCTCGTCCGTAAGGACAGCGTCTATAAAAATTTCCCCAGAATTGTCTTGGAAGCCCATGTTATTGATTTCCTTGGACTTTCCAGTCAAACTGGAGTCCGTTATAGTGGCTTCTTTCACCGCGAGCCACACCCATCACGCCGACAATGCTGAGCCCGGCGCTCGTCGAGTGTCATCTACGTCTGCCCGACATAGCCCTTTCCATTCGCAGTGTTCAGCAAATTGTAGATGATCCCAGTCACACGTATGTTCCTCGTTGTAGATAGGTATGGATCTCTTTCAGAATTGACTTCTAAAGATGACACATCACCATCTCTCGCCCCGTGAGGATCTGTCGAACGGCAGAACCTCAAATTCTTCGCCTCTTTCATGACGTACCGGCCCATCCTGGTATTTCGTCAATTCTTCTTTCAACCTCTGCGTAGAAAGATCTTCAAAATCATCGGAGTTCTTTCCTGAAACTGTGTGTGATCGCACATAGTAGTCTGTCTTCGAGACCCGTTGTCTCTTCTGGATCTGCCTGAACTTGGTCGTGAGCGGGATGTCTCTGACTTCTCCCGTATCAAGAGATTGTACACGGATCGTGTATGAACCCTCGTCCATGTGGGTATTCCCCATCGTATTCCGTCCAGAGAAGATGATGGCAGCCACACCAGGGATCTTTCCAACTCTAGTCGGAGGTGGAGGAACGACGACCTCAGTCTTAGTGATCTTGTGCGGAGAAGTCGAGAATGCACCGTAGTAGTCCAACCGGACCCCCGAGCAAGAGTGGAATTCCACTGGGAATTCTCCTCTGGAGAAGTAGTCCTCATTTAACCTGGCTCCGAGCTGTTCAGAGAGGGTAGAATCTTCATTGTGTCTGGAGATGCATGAGGCGGCGTAGATGTACTTCATATGCGACTTTTGACAGAAGTCTACATTCGTATCAAAGTAGATGACGTTTGACGGGGCGAAATCGATGCCACGGTTGGTTGCATTGGATTCTTGCACTTGCATCCAGTCAGAGATGTCACGTCCGTTCTCGTCCTGGACCTTCCGGTAGAGTCTCATCTTGAGGATGTCGCGCTGTGGATTGTCGGGTAGACGAAAGGTCACCACGACCCGCTTCCTGTGAGATTCAGGACGGACGGTCAACTCGTCGGGTGGTAATGGTGGTTGATCATCGATGCAACTGCCGTATGCCCACTCGTGACCCCATTCACTCGTGAAGTAAGAGCTCTTGTGTGTGCTCACAGATACCGTCTGGGACCCGAACTTTGCCTCGATGGTCGGATCTGGACCGGCGATATTGTGATCCTTGGATCTCGTCCATCGGACGACCGTCTTGATCCGGTACCGGTAGACTTCCCCGTACAGGACCTTAGTGTCGATGTAGAAATCTGCATCTCCTTATTGGAATATCGATCTCTTCGACCTTTATGAACACCCAGATGTCTGTCGTTTATACTTTTCGATGATGTATCCGATGTACTCAAGCGGCTTCATCTTCGGAGACGGGAGGGAAGGGGGATTGATTTGACGCGGAAGATTCTTGAAATTCGTCCGAGAGAGCATCTCAAGCTGTGGCAGTTGTGGGGCGATCGCTGACATCATCTCCACGTGGTGTGGCAATGACATCAGATTGATCTTGCTTGGATCGACGAGGCCTCCGATAGAAGGATCTGAGAACTTTACCTTCACCTGCGCAGTGGATTTCATGTTGGACACGGAGAGAGGCTGTGAGATAATCTTAGCTAACTCAATCACGTTGTCTACAGGACCCTTTCGGTCGGATTTGGCCGTCTTCGACTTGAGTGAGATTGATGGAGATGATGGATGAATGCTGGTAAGCTGCATGAAACCGCCCGGCTCGATCGCCTTGGACATCATGTACTTTCCGTCGACGAGATTCGCCTTCCGACCAGTCAAGTTCGTTGATACTCCCGGTGGAGTCGGGGTCGACATGTTAGCAATCCCATTCGTGAGCTGGTTGATCTGCGACTTGAGCTCGTGTACAGAGATGCCCTGCATGTCTGGGTGCGTTAGGAACATATCTTCATCAAAGTGGTGGATCGGATCAGTGTTGGCGAACGTCCGATGGGATTCGATCCCAGTGTTGTGGAGTGGCATCTCCACGATCGTCTCGAGGACGCCTGGGGCAAGGTAACCATTGCCTATGATACCCTTGATGAGAGTAAAACCGGAGGGCTGGAGATGTTCGGGGGTGAACGAGATGCCCTTAAGGGTGAACACGTTGGGGCGAATGTTCTCATGAGAGAACAAGATAGGTTGAATGGGACGAACGTCCATCGGCTTAGGGATGACACGCTCCTCTGGGTCTGGAAGATTGGGAGCAGAATTCCACGTCACCTTGATAAAACGTGGAATATCTTCGATCTTACGATTGCCACGTTCGTCACGGTCGTTGGTCAACTCGTCAGGAGTCCAGAAGTTGTAGAACGGAAATGCCTCTATCTCAAAGTCGTTAAACAAAGTCTCAAAGGGAGCGGGACCAGATTCGGCCGAATACACTTGCGGTGTAATCTTGAACTTCTGGACAGGCCGAGGGATCGGGATCAGATCAAAGTTCTGACGTATGTCCGCCCGTGGAATAGCTACAGTGCTATGCAGGGTGTCGAAGATCGGAAGTGCCTGCGGTAGCAACACTTCTCTAATCTGTTGGATGGTGCCCAAGTTCCCGAGCTGCGCACGATTCGTATCATTGACAAGGATCTTCTTAGTTTCGTCGACACTGATCCGTTCACGGTCGACGACGTCGAACGGGTGTTCAAACACTCCAAGTCCCTTACCGAAAATCTTTATTGACATCCAAAACCTCAGGTGATATACACTTTTATACCGTCTACGACGTAGTAGGCTGGTGTCACGCCCGCAGCTACGGCAGCATCGTGGGCGGCTTCTTCTTGTTGTTCTGGAGACAGGACTGGCTGGACAGGACTTGGCTGTGGAGCTGGCGGCAGCGGTGCGACTATCGGATCCACGATCTCTGGTGTAGCGGCGGAAGCAATCGGCGTGCCACGGTTTGGTCCAATATCCGAGAAAATGCGAATTACTCTCATGAAGACGCTGATCCCATCAGATGTAGTTAGATCGATAACACTAGCGTGGAGGTTATCCAATTCCCTCAAGTAGTGGATCTCATCCTCAGCTTTGACACCGGTCGAAGTATCGTGATCGGCAGTTGGAACTTTTATCTCGGTCGGTCTAGCCGTTTTTGCCTTGTATTTATGATTTCCAACCTTTCCCGTCAACGATTGTCCGCTTGTCACAAATTCTCCGCTGAGGAGCGCGGGAAGATTGTTTGACAGAGTCTTGAGATTCATCGTCATCGTCTCGGGATCTACGGCGGCCGCGACAGCTGCGATGAGCCCACTTTCAGTAGCCTCCGCCGTGTCGACATTCTTAAACAGCGCGTTGTCACTCGGATCTTTCCCTTCAAAATGATACAGGGCGCCAGTCTCCTGTAGTATTTCCTTGACGACTTGGTTCACTCCAAACTTAGAGATAGAATATTCGATGTTCTTCAAGATATTCGTGATGTCGCCGCTTGGGAGAACAAACCTCCCAGAGTCAATCTGAGAAAATAGAAAATCTAGTTGGGCTGTCAGGTACGAAAAATTTCGAGTGGTAGTGCGTGAATCACCACGATTGATGGACGCCCGAATGTTTAGGGCGGCAAGAATCCAGTCGTACTCAGGAGCTTGGAAGAAGAACTTCGCCAAGATCGGATACGGACTGATCGTATCTGGCGTGTTCTCAATCACAGTCGTAGCTGTTCCGGCAGCAAAGTCGACAACACTACTTTTCTTGTTCGGATCCAATAATTCCAGCTCAGCACGAATACTGTTCTTCAAGTGTTGAGGGAGACTCACCGTAGTTGTCGGGACGGCGAACATCGCTCCCGGAGAGTCATTTTGCAATTGGTACGCTTGGATCTTATAGAAGAAATATCCATGAGGCGGAATGTCGGTATCCAGGAAATCGAAGACGACGTCTTCCTGGACGTTGTCGTAGAACGAAATGATCCAGGCACTCACGTATTCACGCAGTCTGGCAGTGTTCTTCACAGCTTCCGCGTTGGTCACGGTGTACACAGCTTCGCGATCATCGAAGATGTTCTTTCGTCGGATCACATATCCAGAAGCATCTGGAGACTTTTTCCAACCGATGATGACGCCCTTCGGGATACCAGCTGGTGCATAGAATGCGGTGAAGAGTATCTTCGGAACGCGCTTGGTGAAATCAAAAACAGACAGCGCTTCCAAAGACTTCTGAGCCTTGATCGCATCCGCATCTGGAAGAAGCTTCGAGAGATCAACGGATGAGTTGCCAGTGCCACCGTAACCATCCAGAGAAAAGTTTGCGGATGACAACTGCGCAGCTTTGAAAGAATTCTGATCGAGATTCAATTTTCCGGTAGCTTCGGCTTCCAAAAGAGTCAGATACGTCTGGACATTAGACGATACGCGTGTCGCGACGTCCCCTTGCAGATCTACCGGAGAAAATCCGAGACGGCCAACGTTGAGTGACATTGCGAGAGCGAATGGATTCTCTGGAGGGATAAAACCAGCATTCTTTGCGCGCGCAAGAAACGAATTCACACGATTGACAACATCGTATATGATGTTCCTAATCCTGTTGGCTTCATTTCTCATCTTCTCTTGAGAATCGAGACCGTTTCCAGCGAAAATAGGCTGTAGGACATTGAGCGGGAATCCGAACGCTTTGGATTCAGCGAAAGCAACAGCGTTCCACATGGCTTGCGCACCAGTGGCATTGAAGAGAGCATCTGGAGAAGAAGGAGCTTCCCGAGCCAACCACGAGAGAGTACGACTCAAGATGGTGATGTACTCTGAATTAATGCTCGGTGGCGGACGTTGAAGTGAATCAATCAAATCTAGGACTATCTCCTTCTCGTAGTTTCCGATATACCGACCAGAGAGGTCAGGAAGCGTTCCTGCCGGATATGCCACACCAGGAGGCGGTGAAGGTGGCTCAACGGCAGCTCCAGAGGTACCTGCAGTCTCTTTGATTTCTGGAGCCGGTGGAGGAGCTTGAGTCGGATTGGTGACGGGAGAAGCGGCGTTGGATGAACTGTCTGAATTTTCCTTGCTCTTATCTGTAGGGAGAAAGATGTCGACGAAATCTTGGACTGTGGTCGGGACGTTTATGCCGAAGAAATTGAAGCCCATGTCTTATTTCTTACCGAAGACTGTCGTTCTTTGTTTGGTGAAAGAAGCGGCCACGACAGGAGGATTGTAAGTAGGAAGTGCAACAGGATTCAGCGTAATCGGAACGTTCGAAGCGACAATGATGGATACTGTAGGTAGAATCATCGGTTGTGAAAAAGAAGGCTGGAAGGTAAAAGATGATGCCCCATGCACCAAAGTCATGGCTGGAATCAAGATCGGAGTGAAATTTTTGACGAGATTCAATTTGACGTCCGAATTGATGAACGGAACGATCTTTCTTTCGAACGACTCTTCAGTGAGTTTCAATCCTCTGTATGTCCATGCCGAAGCAACGCCGTTGAGAGCGATCGACCTGATCCTATAGAAGTATGTATTCCCGAAGCTCACGCTCGTATCTTGGAAATGATGGTCTCCCGTGAAGACGGTGGGAGGAGACTTGAACTGTCTGGTCAGCGCCCGCTCCGTTGCGACGTTATCGACAGCTTGCGCTCGGAATCTGCTGGACTCATGAAAAATAGTTCGAAACGTCTGAAAGTGAAGAGACTGGAAATCTCGGGGGTTCTTTACATTTAACTTGCTTGCGGCGAAGTTGTTAACAGCCGATCGTTCGATCTCCCATTTGTCAATAACTCCTGAGCCATTCGGAGTGTCCCAATTGAGGACAACGTAGAACGGACTGATTTTCGTATCGCTGGCCTTTAACCTGAAATTGGTTGGCACGGCTACAGGTAGGGCGGCGAAGACTTCTACGAAGTTTCCGTAGTTGCTTTGGTACGATCCTGTCTGATACGCCTTCACACGGTAGACATACGTCTGGTTGGCTTCTACGAGTGGTGGACGGAAGCGAGCATGTTCGATACCAATACGACTGGACAGTGTCTTCCTAGACACTGGGGCAGCTGTCGATTCCGAAGGATCGAAAAACCGCTTGTCTTCGATCATCGGAAATTCGATCCAACGTTCCTCCCCGACACGTCTCCGCTCGATCTGATAGAGAGTCCGTACTGAAGAGTTACTAAGATCGCCACGACTGCCAAGGCGATCCTCGGATGAAATGTCCACATTACCATCCTGCCAGGAAAGCTTAATCCCTCCGACAGTGAACTTAGGCCCCTGGACGACCTCTGCAAGGAGGTTCAAAGGTGCATCGATGAGCGGACGACGGATCATCATCACGGGTCTAGATACTTCGTACGGTGTCGAATTACCGAACTTATCGATGCCATAGACTTGATACTGATAGACATGATCGATAGAAACGGTCCGATCGATGAACACGTTATCGTTAGTGTCATTGGGGAAGTACCCAGTCCAGATCGTGTCCTTATTGTCTCCCCTCAATATAACGTCTTCGAACTGGATGGCGCTGTGTCCGGAAGTCGGAGCTCCCAACTTAATGATGTTGACCTGCCCGGGAGTAGTGAAAGCTTTCTGCTTGATTGTTAGATCTCGACGTGCGAGGAAGAGAGTGGAAACTCTCGCATCGTTACAACGGAAAGAGACACGGGCCTTGCTTGTCTGCGCGTCGATCTCAACCGTTAAAGATGGTTTGAGAAGTTCGTTTGGTCTCATCTGCTCTGGCAAGTACATCTCAAATTCGTATGGACTCTCCGATTTGTTGCCAAAGACATCGACTGAGTACACTCGGTACGAGTACTTCCTACCAGGAGTCACACGCCGATCGTAGAACGTCGCCCCCGTCTGCCGAGTACCATTCAACGACTCGCCGATCTTGATGTAGTTGTTCTCAAGTCTGGAAGAGATACTGTTTCCAGTATTGAATCCCTTGATGTTACCGACGTCAAACGAAACTAGACGAAGATTCGCGCCGAGTGACGTATCTGTCGATTTTCGGAACAATTCAAATTTCTCGACCAACTGGTCGTCCACGATGATGTTCATTGCTACAGCGTCGGAGATGTTGTACGCGAACACACGCTTCGGACGTTCCGGGATTCGCAGACCTTCTACAGTTACATCGATTATTCTAGATCGAATACTTTCAACCATGTCTTTGTCGACCGACAAGACATAGTACCGATATGCGCGACCATAGCCTACTGACTCATCATTGTGTGTGTACTCAATGTGATCCCCAATAACTACAGACTTGAGCTTGTCCAAAGAGATGAAGGCGAGCTCTCTAAACTCGGCGGCGTTGTTGGAATCGACGACCAGTCCAGCAAGTGGATTTGAACGGAGATCTTTGACCTGAGTTTTGTTCAGAAGCCCCTGCTTCAACGGAGAGAATACATTTAGAGTCGTCAGGTGAGTCAAGGTGGGAATCAATCCAGCGGGATCCTGGTTTCGAATATTTTGTAGAACATTCAGATCCTGTGCCACTCCCGAATCAATACTTCCAAACTTCACGGGATCCATGAATGATTCGATGTGAGGAATGGCGCCAGGTAGAACTGATGACACCCCCGCAGGGTTTTGTATGGGCTGAGCAGAGATATCTGACGAATTGGTCGACAGACGCAGGTTTGTCCCGGGATTGATCGGATTCAAAACGGAGATTGCATTCAAAACGCCAGCTTCGCGGAATCGGTGTTCCATGGCTCCCAATAGATCATTGCTCTTTGAGCGCGAACGCATCTTGTCGACCGAAAGTTTCTCCATCCCGTGAAGGGTAATGACAGGAGGTTCCCCACGCTGGAAGATGGGATTAAGTATAGTCGTCCGAAATATCCGGATGGCTTTCACCCTTCCATCCCAAACTTGAGCCAACGGAAGACTGAACTTCAATGTTGAAAAGAAACAGTCTACCGTTCCTTTATTCTTACTCATCTCTATACGAATGTTATCGAGTTGCGGAACAGCTGGATTGAACATCTTTGGTGATGAGTCCTGGATTCTTGTTTGAAAAACTGAAGATGGCAGTCGCTTATATAGATCGGCGGAGATTCTTCCAGTATCAAGAAATCCGACTGGCGTGCGAGTCACAAGTTCTCTAGCCTTTAGATCTCTGGAATGGGCAAGATCGTCTTCGGTAAAATTTGAGAGTGTCTCACGGATGTCAAGCGACAGCAGACCAGGAGTAGACAAGATCTGTGTCCGGGCCAGTTGGAGGCTTGAACGAGCCGCGGCGGCGATGTGCTCGGCAACCATGGCTACACCCTTCATAGAAGAAGCTTGTTCGACGAGGTGTTCGCCGTTTGAGACTACAGTTACATCTCTGGTCTCTTGCTCTGAAGAAAGATCGGGACCTGAAAATTTCCTCTGCCCAGTGCCCGTGCTCGGAAAGCGTTTGGCCGCATCAGAGTCGATGTTCGTCGACGTTCCCGGAGCTGTCCCGAAGAAAAATGGCATTTATCAACCCCTCCTACCCGTGAAGATACGAACATCGTTGTTGTACGAGAGATCGTTACTCATGTCCCTTCGAGAAAGTACTTCAGTCCACCCGTTCGAACCACTACGAAGCATTCTTAGGAAAAACCCATAAGGCTGAAAGTCAGTAGGAAAACTATCTTTCGAATACGTGAATTCTAGAACGAATGTCGAGGAATCATACCTCTCGATCCCGAGATCTCTAGATTCAAGAGGATTGTCGTACTTTCCCCTGTCATCTCGATCTTGGAAGATCTGCTCCACCTGTCTCTGTTTAGACTCGATTGTCCTCTGGAAATTCTCGGGGAAAACAGTTCGTGGAAGTACCTCTTGTCCCTGAGCCATAGTAAAGATCGGATTGTTGACATTGGTGAAGTCTGATCCACTGCCATTGAAGTTTCTGTAGCCTGTCGTAGCTTCACGAAGAGGTGTCGTCTCAATGGCTTGGTAAATAGAAGCGCTCAGCTGATCAGCGCTCAGGGATCCACTTTCGGCGATGAAGGGTTGATAGTCGATCTCATCGTCGTAGGGAATCCAGTAACAAAAATGTAGCTCTCCCTTCGAAAACAAACGTTTCCCATGACTGGTCAAGACCATGTCGATGATACGAGTATTTTTGTCTAGAAATCCAGCCAAGTCAAATCATCCCCTTCTAAGTATGGGTCCGCCAGGCATTCTTCGGATCAACCCTTACCGATCTTGGTCAGAATGAAGTCGCGGGTAGATTTTACGATGTCAGCCCGAGCCAAGGAAGCACGGAGAGTGTTGTCCTTAGGAATCAAAGTCTTCGGGTTTAGAACTTGATCGAAGACCAAACGAGACTTCTTCGCTTCGTCGACGTCGAATACATCGAAGGACGGAATTTCGGCAGAACCTGAAGTGATGGGCACGTATGGTGTCCCGAACTCGTTCGAGAGATACGTGGACTGGACCTGATCGTACGAACCAGCGGCCGAGAGAATATCGGGAAGGACACCAGTCAATTGAGAGAAAACGGCGAACTGGGTAGACCCGGTCACGCTGGTAATCCCTACGCTTCTACCGTATTCATCTCGTTGGACCGTAAAAATGTTATTGACGCCTATGTCCCAAGCAGCACTACCAGACACGATGTGGAAGAGACGTCGTCCTGCGCCACCAGTCACGTATCCTGGCTTCTTGTACTTGAATGCTCGACTTGGCATCGACTTGTACTGGTCATCTTCTCCCTGATCAACGAGAAATTCGATCCTGAATTGTCTAAACCAATACCCGCCACGTAGACTCCCAGTCATGTTTCCGGTAATGTAGTCAGCGTTATTCCCGATCAGCAGTTGCCATTTCCCATTGATCTCGGTCCCTCTCAACCCTGGTCTAAACCCTACGATTTTCTTGGAGAACGAATCAGGTGCTGGGGTGGACGTCAAAGAAGACTGCCGTACGACATTCTCTGCAAAGATATCATCCAGCAGTGGATACACGGGCTTGATGTTAGCGGGACCAATCTGAGAGCCGCTGGTCGGGAATTCCCCGGCCGTGGGAGTGTATGCTGGTCCTGACAACCAGCCTGGAGGAATTGGGATGTTCAAAGACGAGGTCGCGCTAAAGTTGCGTCCCTGAAAATTTCCTGGCGGAACACGAGAATCTAACATCCACGGAAAGTTGGCGCCACTCATCCACGCACTCTGGAAATACGGGGTGTCTAGATACCCGTAGTTGAACAATTTGACGGATGCCGACGTGGGGCTAGGGTATGAACCTTCTTTCCTAACTCGCTCCACCTGAATGGACGATGGACCAGGCGAGATGGACGTGGAACTTTCGTAGTTGTCCTCAAGATGCCTAGGATTCGACACTCGAGATGAATCCGTAAAAACAGTGCGCATATCGATGTCGGTATCATACTCATAGTACGCAGCATCGTTGTAGTTGTGAAAATTTTTCTTCAAATGATGGATGCTTCCAAAAACCCCTAAGCCGGAGGCCTCATTGTGCATGATATGAAGATTACCGACCGAATCAAAGTCGACAGATCGATCAGGATATCCGCCGTTACCCGTATTGACAGTTCTATCCACGACAGGTTCAAGAGACATCCCGTTCGAACTCGATCTTACAATTCCGAGATCGAAATTATTCACCCCTCTGTACTTGTACATGTCTGTGATGATGTGAAGATCGTCGTTACTATCGAATACTGCGTTTTTCGGAAAAAACTTGGGAGAAAAGAGAATATTGTCGAAGTGAACCTTTGAAGACCACCCGGTGGTACCAGACGTAATAAGTCGTATTCCGCTCTCGTTTGCGCCGATGGCGATCGTTGGTACACCACGCGAATTTAACGCCAAAGCGAGAAACGGATTTGCCGATAGTGTGAAATCAACAATGGTAGCCTTCTCGATTGTCAATCCTGCCGAACCTGTCGTACCGTAGAAGACCCAATCTCCAGCATCGTCATGATCTAGATAAGAGAAGTGGAATACATCGTTTGAATCTACTTGGATAGAGTGGAAAAAGAAATACGCTGAGTTTTTTCCGACTTTATTTCTCTCCCAGCCTGCGACCGAAGAAGAGACAAAGATACTTGGAATGAAATCATTACCACGACTGAAAATCATGACCTTGTTGTTGGAATCTATAGCAAAGTCGTGAGCCAACTGGTTAGTACACGCGGTCACGACGTCTGGTCCGACCCAGCCGGTCGGACTTGACCGAATGTAACGAAGACTTGTATTCCCATTCTCTGCAAAGAGGATATGCGGGGTCCTCTTGTCTGACCCTAAAAGTAGTGTCATACCCGCAACGTTGAATGTCGAAGTGACTACCTCTTCCGCAAAGAGAAGAGGATTGACACCGTCGAAATATGACCGACGGATCTTCATCTTTCCTTCAAAGGGCATGTCGAAGATGATCACTGGCTGATCATCTTTGTCGACTTGCATGGATGGATACGTAATCTGATTGTCGAATGACCCAGTCACAACGATGCCCAGTGTATATTCGGATGGCGAAGAAGACGTCAGCGAACCAAGAGTAATACCAAGATCACTCTCCAAAGAGTGACCGCCCCACAGAAGATATGAATTCTTAAGTAGATCTGGGACTCCCTTGAAACGGCCGTCTACGACAGAGTCTGGACGTTTTTCGAAACCAAACGTCGTAGGATCATTCCAAAGAGGATGGGAGTATTTGAAGTTTGTGTTAGGACTGCGAAGAGCAATCTGAAGTCCTTGAAGTCCGTGTTTTAGATCGTCCTCTAACGTCCCGGAGCCACCACCGTAGAAAGGACTGGACGCCGTCAGACACTGACCCGTTCCGCCACGATGATCATGGACGAGTTCGACCCACACCTTGATGTCACGGATCTTCCCATATTCGGGAACATCAATCGTAAAAACAGCGGGATCGAAGTAACTATTGTTCCTGTACGAACCAGAAACTGGGTGGAATGTTCCGCGAGAAACGTTCTCAATAGTGCTTGGGTCACGAGTATTTCCTGGGACAATCGGAAGATTAGCAGAAGCCGACAATTTGTACGTCAACTGCCGAAATCTGTTAGTCTTGGAGTAATATACGGAACCAGTTGCTGGAACATCGGTGAACTCAAGTTGTTCCGTTCCACTTAGGAAGGCATTCCTAGACGTCACTTCATGTTGAGAGGACGACAGCTCGGCGATGACAAACGAATTTTTGATTTTCGCGAACGATTCGTCTTGTAGATCAAATTCTGCCAAATCTCGAAGATGTCTTTCTGGCAACCGACGGATGTTGATATTCCCAGACACCGGTTGCAACGCCGTCTCGAGAGAACTCGATATGACGGACTCAACACGTCCAGTCAGATTGTATACACCGAAGTTGTCAGCCATTTGTAGTAAGTAGGTTCATCCAGAAGTTCTGTACAGTTGAGAACCGCTGAATGTCGAACCTGAGAGAGCTCCTCCTGGAATTAGTATCTTGAAATCAAGGGTTGTCTGACCGACAGAATTGAGTTGAACAACGTCTATATCGAAAACTCCAGATGGCAATGGAGTGACAGTCGTCCAATCATCATTTTCGAATGCGTACAAATCAACCTGCTCGATTGGATCTTCAGCGTTTCCATACCCACCGAAAACAATGATCCGACCACCGTCCTTGATATATCCGAACGTCGAAAACCTAGCTCGTGGCACTGGCATCGGGGCAGTGGTCCGCCATGTTCCTAAGTTCGGATCATACATCTCCACGTCAGCGTTAGCTCCGAAGTCATCTCCAGTCCCACCGATTGGGCCCGGGAATCCGAATGGAAATGAAGCAGTCGCCGCAGAAGTAAATCCTCCCATGACGACGACTTGTCCATCGATGAACGTTGCCTGATGAGCTGCTCTACCGACAGACATCGATGGTTCAATGGACCAGCTCTGGATCGTCGGATAGAATCTAAATGCATGTCTTGAAGGCTCCAGATCTACTGGATCACGACCGCCGCAGACAAGTACGGTTCCGTCACTCAAAAGCGTCGTGGTAAAAGATTCCCGATTGAGTGGTGGGAGTGGAAGAGCTGAAGTTCCAGAGAAAGTGTTGGTCGCTGGATTGTAAAACTCACTTCCGGTGAAGGATGGTCCTAAGCCGCCCGGTAGGAATACCCTTCCATCTGGGATCTGAACCACTTCAAAGTCACGCCGTGACACGGAGGCGGAGTTGGCAGTAGGAATCCATGTGCCACTTGCGCTTATGTACCGACAGGCACGTGCACCTTCAGCAGCATCCCAGAAGCTAGAAGTCGTCCCACCGAAGACAACAAAGTCTCCAGATCCTGAAAGAACTACTCCCGCCGCTTGACTCTTGAAAAACGGCATCGTAGCTATGGTCGTCCACAGACCAGTCCCGGAGAAGAAAGTCTGCGCTGAATTGAGAGCGCTTCCTGTGATTCCGTTCGAGAGCCAACCACCTGCCACTATCGCCAGATCAGTGAGAAGACGACCAGAGACATATCGAGATCTCCCCACATTCATCGATCCCTGGAAAGAAACAGACCCAGAGGCGACTGTGAAGAAAATATGGTCAGCAGAGTATTGTCCAGTAAACGGAAAGACCGGATTGGTAAATCTGTCAGATGACCGAAATTCAAGATTATTGATGCTATCAGGCATCTTGAAACGACGGTAATCTCTGAACCTGAACTTCACGACACCGCTGTATCGACCATCTTCGACGATTACATCTCCAGGTCCATGGTAGACATTCAGGAGACTATTCACATGATGGACACGTGGTCCGCCATGAACTACGAAATCTGCTCGTCCGCCAGGAACATTGGCGAACTTGATTCCTCTTTCGAACTGTTTCCGACGTTGATCAATACCAGATGGGGTTTGAGGTACAAACGTCCCGACGTTCGGAGGAGATCCTGATAGAGGGGCAGAAACGAGATTCCAAGAGTATGAAGCAGGCATCAGATTTACAGGTTCTCCGAACCGCTTATGTCGATCGCATTTAGAGCGAAGATGTCACTGGAACAGTGAAGTCGGAATAGACTTCTGGACTGTTGATCGTTCCGCTCGGAATCGATCCCTCATCTACCACTGCGATCGCCCTATTAGATGCGGACAAAAGTAGATACTGCTGATAATCCTTGTTATTCGCCGCCAACGGGATATTCCCAGACATGAACGTATCGACAAGACAGACCGTCGACCCTGAGACTATGACTGCGTAGTAGACTCTCTTATTGGCCATCGTCAAATCTCCGCGTCAGCGATCCACTGACCAAAGGCATATCCTGCTGTTGGGGTCACAGGACCTCCCGTATTATTCGCAATAACGAATCCCTTAGTGCTAAGTGCGATGGCGGAAGTAGAGAGATAGTCACCGCCGAGCTGCCATTGCCCAGATGATCCGTCGGTGTCCCAAAGAGATACTGTTGGGGCGACGCGCTTATCTGCCAAAAAGCGAGGATTTGCACCAACGAACCATGCATCAGTGTCGTTAGCAGTAATGGCGAGCACGTTAGTGACGTGGTAACCAGAACTAGTACTCGTTCCGGGAGCGGTATCTTGTTCGTACGATTTCTCGTAGTATCTCTGACAGAGATTAAATTCTCCGGCTTCTGATTGTCCAGTCATCTCGTACAATTCGGGGACCGACTCTCCGATCGTAAGCATGACCTCGGAAACATCAATGTAGTCATCAGCAGTTCCAGGATGGCCACCCTGGATAACGTAACCGAAATAGATAGCTACTCCATTCGCGATCGACGACACGGGATTGGCCGAAGTGACGGAGAACTTCTTGAATGACGTCGTCAGACCAGTAGAAATGAAATTGGCACTTAACTCGTTGCTGCCGCCAAATGTCGTCAGATTCTGAGTCGAAGATCCGGTGTTCTCAACGATATACGCGGTAATGAAATCACTGAAGGAAGATCCTGTCCGCAGCTTGGCGGTCAGAGTGACACGCTTCCCGCGCATGAGTTTTACAAGATCTCGGTCAACCTCTTGTACGATGAGTCCCCAATTGTCCGTGAAGATTCCCGAAGAAGTGTCGCACTTGATGCGAACGCAATAGTCGTTGGGAAGACTCGAGGTCTGTTTGGAAGTCGTGAACTGCGTATCAGGAGCGCCAAACTTTAGTGTGTAAGAGTACCAACGATCAGAATGGAAGGTCCTCGTTGGACTTGACGTATTCTGGACGACGGGAGTGACACCACGCTGCCAGAATTGGAAATTTCCGTTGATGATGTTGTTAAGCGGTTGAAGTCTTGCTCCACCGGCGCTTACGCTTGATGCCGATAGCGGTCCGATGACGTCTGAAGATCCAGTGACTCCCAACGCACCGGTGACGTAGACGGAATCTTCGAAGGAAGAGGTCTGGGCGACTCGAAGGTCACCGTTGATATCCAGACGTTTGAGCGGGGTGATGGTGTTGATCCCAACCCTCAACTGTGGGGAGGATGTGGTGTGACCCAGGGTGATTCGGGTGCCACCTACGTCGGCATGCATGACGTTACGAGTTGTCGAACCGTCGAACACTTCAACGATCATCGCATTCGCTGGGACCCAACCATCCGTGGCATTCTGGAACTGTCCGATGCGGATCTTGTGGTTAGTTACTTCTCGGAAGAATTCGGCCGTGTTCTTTATCGAGGAGACGTTCGCCTGCTGGAGGATCAACATCCTGGCATCTGTGCCGTCACTATATGCGTGCACAGTTCCAGAGGCGACCAAAACGTTTAGGCCGATCCTATTGAAGACGACAATACTGACCATCTGATGGTCAGTATTGTCTCTCTTGTGGAAGTTCAACTCTGCATCAGTATCGATCCAGAAGTAATCGCCGGTGGCCTTGCTGTGGCCCGGAATGCTCGGAATAGAACCGGCATTGGCGTATCGTGTCCCGAAGCCGAAGATAGATCCGGAGATGATATTCGTCCGGATGTCGACAGCTGCTTGGCACAACGAGTTCCACTCCGAACCAGAGATGATCTTGGTAGGATCGGTCCCGGGTGGAGTGGCGTGACGATCCGTCTTCGGGAAGTTCAAAGTCCCGGAATTGGTACCACCTGTGATAATGAAGTCAGCCATCTCTTGTTCCTCGCTCCTTAATTAGGATCTAATGAAGACTTTGATCACGCCTTCTGGCTGAAACTCTCTTTCACGTCTCCGATAGTTCCACTGAAGCTTCGGACGTTCTAGCATATGGCTCTCGACCACGAACTCGTCACCGAGGAATGTGGCCCTCGCTGGAATGAGCCTTCGTATAAGATCGATGAAGGAACGATCAAAGAACTCCAAGAGGTCAGCGAAGACCCGGAAGTTGATCGATCCATTCAATCTCTTGAAATAGTTCTCTCTGAGAACATCAAGATCTTGATAGCTGTCCCGGTATAGGTTCACTGAAGCTCCCATAGATTCATTGAAGCCATCCATCGTGGCCAAAATCTGGGAGATGTCTTCATTGAGTGCATCGGTCAGGTTGAATTCTAGACCGATCAGTGGGTTGTCGACGAATGCATCAGCGGGCAGCACCGTAGAAGTCTCCAGACTTCGGATCTTCTCTTCATTCCAGCCATACTCCGGCGAGGCAATGTAGTTGAATTCATTCAGGAATTTCTTATACGGGGTTATGTCTGGGATGAATCCCTCACCGGAACCGGTGACATTTTGTCCCGAAAAATCAAAGATCAGATTGTAGAGTTGACCGGTCAGTCCAGCTTCCACGTTCTCGTTGAGTCTCCAGTGCAAGGTAAGTTCAGTGAGTCCGTTGATCTCTTCTGTTCCGTAGCTCTGGAAATTCAAGACGTGATCGTTCAATTCCGTTTCACTGAGAGGCTCGGTCCACACTCTGACTTCCTGCATCCACTGTTGGCTAGGTAACGATCCTGTAGATCCAAGCAGAAGTTTGTAGACTGAACTGGAATCTGATGTGAGTGGCGTAAACAGGCTGGATGTCGAGTGATACGTGACCTCTCCCTGATCGATTTTTCGTACGTCAATCCTCACTGAAGATGAGAGATAGTCTTTAAGGACGACGACATTGTACCATTTGTTGTCGAAGATCGGAACTGACGCGAGGACGACGTTTCCTTCGGAACCTGTATAGATGAGGCTTCCAGTGGTCGAAGAAACAGACGACTTCGTGAAGTACAACCGCTGCTTCATAGATCCGTCTGACGCCGTATTCATCGACCAGATAGAGCCGGTTAGAAGACTGGCTGTCATCTCGACTGAGAGATCAGTCGGAAATCTTAGCCGAGTCTCTATCGTCCTCACTGGACCTCTGAACTCTTTTGACGTCACTTTGTTGGTCGATATGGCACTACCACTGCCGAACGTGATGGCGGGTACTGATTTCTCCGAAGAAATGCGGAACGTACTGATGCCCGCATTTGGCTTGGATCCGTACTCCTTCAATCTGATAAAGTTCTTGTTCACACCGTAGATTCGTAGCAACGACTCCACGCTCTCCCTGGTCCCCTTCGTCTTGTATAGGTGCATCAGGTTTATGAGCGTGCGCTTCCAGAACTCATTCTTGATCTCAAACAACTTCACATCAAGTTGTTTGTTACTCTCAGTATTAGCAAGTACCTGCTTACCGATGATGTACTGGATGACGTCAGAATTGAGGAAGTTTCCTGTGAATTCCCATCCAAAGAATTTTGCGATGTCTTGGAGGAGTGCATCTGGTGTCTGGTTGAATTGACCGTAGTTGCTACGCAAAATATGCGCGAACTGGTCAATGCGGACCTTAATTGAATCGAAGTATCTGCCAAGGACGTATAGGAAATTCTTCAGGACGTCAGTGTTCTTGAATTCTTCTAACAGGAAGAATTGCTCTGGTAGAAGTCGCGTGATTCCGTTGTCATTGTATCTATCGTAAAGTGTCCCAGACAATTGTTGCGTCTCAATGTATACAGCTACTTCTGGAGCGTTCAATGAAAGGATCAGATCTGACGAGTCGTAAGGTAGGATCGATCCTGAACCACGTATCGCAGTGTAATAATTCTTAATCCGACCATTGAGCTTGAAGCCTGAGTGATCTTGGACAATTGTTCGCTCGTCGCCAGATGGAACAGATCCAGATTCATTGAAACGCCACAGACCGTATAGTCCATCCTGTGCGTAGATACGAGCGTTAAAACTTGAACTTATATCAACAAGTGATCGAGCGGCACGCCAGAAACGAACGTCGTCTAGAGAACCTGTAAACGGACGAACAACCTTTGAAGAAAGAGAACCTGACCCTATGTTGAAGCGACTCGTACCAGCATCAACGGACCCCATGATTGATCCTGTCACAGATGACACCAGTACTGGAAATTCACCAACGCTGCCGGTGAATGACTTCACGATAGGACTGGCTGCGCCACGATCATATACAAAGCAGAAGTACTGTAGAGAGTTCGGGGAAAGCGGAGCTGAAATCGAATCAGTCGATGATCCTGATTTTATAGTGAAAAAGGCATTTGACCCAGAGTAGAAAACGGAGAATCCGTCACCAGAACCGGTCACCTTCTGGGCGACGACCATAACGTTGTTCGATCCAGTTAATATCGGAGGAGACACGGCCCAGAATTCTATAGAGATAGAACCAGTACCTGGACTCATGATCGACGTGCGTGAGACACCAGCATCCTTTCCCACGTCGTCTACGGCAATATAGGCAAACCCAGAAGTTGGCTGGAACCTCAAGTGTCCTTGACTCTTAGGCCATACTCTGACAACATCTCGCTGGTAATCGTCCAGAGAATTCAGGAAGAACTCCAGATTCTCGCTAGATCCTCCTACAGGGTACTCGTTCAGCAGCTTCTCGCCGGTGATATTGAAGTAGTCAAGGGCCGAATTGAAGAATACGAAGTTCGCAAAATCTGAGTAGTCGACCTTGGGTCGTACGATCTCGAACTGCTGGATCTTACGAAGCAGAGTATCAGAGCTCTCGACACCGTTCCCGATCGAATCAAGGTTCTGCGACGGGCTGGACACCAGCTCGTTAGGATGTGACAACTTCTCATCGAAGAGAGAGAAGAGCTTATTCTTGGCCATCTCCCTCCTCCGATCCGCAGAATCTCACGTACTCTTCCACCAACTCTTCGTACTTCTCTTCGTGTTTCGTGATTCTAAGCTTCAGGCGGCGTCGCTGTCCTATCTCAGCAAGGAGACGAGCCAGTTCGAGCTCGTACTCTGTCTTCTTGCCAAAACGAAATTCCTCTGAGTCCATCACACCACCCTAGACCAAATCAGTTTGCCGGAGATCTGATCTTTTTTCCAGGAAAGTCCCTGGTGTGATTTTTTTAGACTCTCAATATGCGCAGCCTCCAGTTGGTTTGAGATGAGCTGCCTTCCGACAATCGAGTGATTTGATAGTCTGGCCCACATAGGTTTTGCCATTCTTAATACAAAGCGCATGATAGATAATCCCGTATTGTTTCATTAGATCACGCGAAACTTGAAACCTTGATCTATGTATTGCCTCTGTCCATCTACATCGAGAAGGAACATGATTCGGTACACGTTCCCCAAAGACAGAGACTTCATGAAAAGTTTGAAGTAGTTTCCCTTCTGATCGTAGGACATCTTTGTGTATTGAAGGGAACCCGTGCCGAAGGGCACAACGACCTCATCGGTGCGATCGTTTACGATCCGGTAGTATCCCCTGGTCACCACGGTCCCGTTGGCATCCAGTGAAGCGGTGAGCACTCGGGCTGGGTTGTAATCGTTTGGTCTGACGAACAGGTCTAGCCGCGGTGACTCGTCCAGGTCGTACACATCTTTGAGGTTCGTAACATTGACGAAATACCTCTTCGTCTGAACGTTTGTGGAGTTCAGGTCATTTGCGATCCCGAACGATCCAGTCATGTACCAACGCGGGGTCGTCGCCAGATCGAACCAGATGTCACGGAAGAGAGAACCGGAGAAGCTCGCACTTGGCAATGCGAAGGTAACACTGTACTGCCCTGGAAGATAGTGCGACCCCGTGAAGATCCCGACGGTACCGGAAGCATCAACTACTCTAACACCAATCTGTCCAGTCCCGACTTCAGGAATGTTCACGAGTTGTCCATGGACAACGTGGTTCAGAAAGAGACTACCGGAGATACCGAAGAAAAAGTTGTTTCGATCGTCGCTGGCGGCATCGTTCCACCTCGCCTCTAGGAACGGACGCTTGTCAAGAAAGTGAGTCGACCGACCATGAAACATCTTGACGTAGTAATCTTTATCATCGGCCTCGAGTGACGAAGAGATCTTCACAAGGAATCCATTGTTGGTGATGTTACCACTCAACCACTCTTGGACAATTGATGTAACATCGACATCCAGATTTTCATGGCCCGTATCGAAGTGAGTCGAGATGATCGGTCCAGATCCTGAAGCGCCTGGAACTGACCAGAAAGAATTCGACTTGGCCTTATCCCAGTTTGCGAAACCCTTGTCAGAGAAGAAATCGACGTCACGTCCACGACCTTCGTCCCAATCCTGAGATAGCGCTTGAACTTCGAGATCAAAACTGGAAGGAAGAGTCTGGTCGTGCTGTGTATCTGTCAGCTTAAGCCAGTATGCGATACTCGTGGCAGAGCCAGTTACATCGACGAGTTCCGCGAGATCAAATTCTGTAATGGCATGGGCAAAGCTTGCCGTGAGGTCAAACCCAGCCTGCTTATGAACATGCAGGATCTCAGATGCGCCACAGTTGGAAGACGTGAGCGGAGTTCCACCGTTTAGTCGTTCGTTCGTGATGAACGTATCTTTGGATGAGAAGATCCTATAGAACATTAGAGTCGTTCTCCGATTTGCTCGCGCTCTCTTCTTGCTTTTTGTGAAGATGACATTTTCATTTTTGTTTCAAGAGAAGCTTTCCGCAAAGAGGCAGCTCGAGACATGTTTAATCTAGTTTCGGGAGTAGCATTCAGAACTGTCATCCAGTGCTCGTATCGAAAGCGTGATAAATGATCCCGTTCATTTCGATTCTCCATTGATGTCCTTCATCGGATACTTCACTTCGAAAATCGCGTTCTCTGGACAGTAGAGGATACCGTTCTGCGTCCAAGACTGGACGTCGAAGCGAACGGAGTTCCCAACATTGTCTGTGTAGTCAAGTCCTCCAAGTATTCCGAAGACATTCTTGATTTGGATGTCGTAAACAGAAATGACGCCGACAACGTTCTGTAACTGACTGATGAGATCTGAGATCACAATAGGTTGTCCGATCTGCATCATATCGATTTCCAAATTGTCCTTGAGGACGCTAAGACACTTGGCTATGACTTCATTCCTGTTGTACTTGGGAGAGATCACGACTCCGAAGTTTACCTTGATGTTTATGATGTCAGTCTGGAGGATGTTCACCCCGTCTGTCAGCATCCTATATTTGGCGAGATACCGCTTGATGTTGTTGATAAGTGTCGCAGTGGCTTGGGCCATGTGACCGAATTCATCTTTCGAGAGGACGTGGATGTCCAGCGCCGTGTCGTTGACGACGTCTTTGCGGACGAAAGCTTTCTCGACCTTTCCAAACTTGGACGGCATCGAGAAGAGACGAGCAAGGTAGTCTTCGCGGGTGACGACGCGATCCTGAGCTGCAAAGAAAGCTGAACTGTTCGCCTTAATCTCAGAGATTGACTCCTCCGGAGCTCCACCTTCCGTCTTCTTGACGTTCAGGCATTCTATAGATCCAACGACGTCAGACTTTCTGATAGGATCGACGTTTGTCGACGTGAACTCTAGTATCGCTTCACTGACGGACTTGATTGAACCTGGTGGAACGTTTGTTTGAATTCCGCCACCAACTCGGTAGGTGATGGTCAGTGTCGTGCTAAACGGGCTAAGCCCGAGCGTTCTTGTCTTCAAAAAGTTCTGTGGATCGATGTTGAACGAAGAGAATGCTTGACGTCCAGAGATTGGCAGCGCGAAGTCTGCGATGTTCGGGATCAACTCATCGTCAAAGTTCACGCCGTCGCCAGAACCGAAGATCAAGGACGTCTTGTTATTCGTAGGTTCACGATCTATAATGAAGCGTCTTGGTACCGCCTTGAGCTTTAGGACGTAGGGTACGACGCGACTGTCAGAGCCGTCGTTATTGGAAGCGTTGAAGATCACTTCCTGTGTGAGGTAGTCAACCTGCAGCCACTCGTTTCCATCACTGTCGACGACGGAAAGTACCTCGATGACGTCCTCTTCGGTAAGCTCGATCGTGCGGAAAGCTTCGAACTGGTCGATCGTAAACGTCTCAGTCTTTGTTTCACCAGCAATGACTTCCACATCTTTGCGTAGAGCAAAGTGCGTCGGAAGTCCAGTGGTGTCGTCAAATTGAGATCCAGTCACCATCCGGTTGCTATCAGTATTGTCAGACGGAGCAGATGCGCTAAAGATCACGTCTGATAACGTTTCGAAAATGTTCCCGGCAGGTCCCTGAAGTTTTGAGCCTCTCCTCATGATCGGAGAGTATGCATCGTCTGGAACTCTGGCTCCTCCAACGTTTGATGCTGGGACCTCGGCAAAGATCGAAACAATTCCACGAGCAGATCTCTTCCCGGATGGTCTATATCCGAGAGCCTTTGCAAATGAAGTGACGTTCTCTATCTGCCGAGCAGACTCATGACGAAGTTCCTCGAACTGCTGATCCTGATAGAATGAGAGGACGTCTCCGACGTATGCCACGAGTTCCAGAAGGGCCATGCCAGGTGATGATTCATTGAAGTCCTGGAACACACCGCTGTGGTGGGCCTGAGTGAAGTTCATCAGGTCGCGCTTGATGCTCTGGAAGTCTTTGTTTACGTACTTGATCGTACGTTCTTTGAAGTCGATTGACATCTCAGTTCTCCATCATTGTGCTACGACTATCTCAAGACGACTTGAAAGATCAGGCTTGGAGACCAATTTAAAGTCGATCCGTATACCTACGGCATTCTCCGGGAGGTTTGAGTCGTCTTCCGTGAGGTTGACGTTCAAAGTCTCTATCGCCAGAAACGGCAACCAGGTCTCTACCTGGCTCAAGACACGTTCACCAATCCTCGATTTCAGTTCGGCGGGATGGATGTTCTCGAAAAGAAACTCCTTGAAATTACAACCAAAGTAGTAGTGGTTGACTCTCTCTCCCCAGTTCGTGAGGAGGAGAGACTTCAGGTTTTCCTTGACCGCGGCGATATCGCTCGAGGTAGTCTCGAAGTACCCGACCTCAGTTGTCGACTTAGAAAATGGAAGTGTGAAACCAATGCCCATGGGTCGTCCTCTCGTATAAGTAGGACAACCTCTTAGATTCTTACCGAATGGATATCAGCTGACCTTCGGTACAGGAGATGTCGGAGTTGGACCGGAAGACTTTGCCGAGTTATCATCGTCAGTAGGAACTTCTATCTTGGTCGTAAACTTATTTAAGACGTCAGCAAGCTTTCCGCAAAAATCATCGAGCTCAGTCGCAGGAGGATCTTCAAGATCTCCCGCTGGCTTCGGAAGAAGCTTCCTAATATCGGCCTTAACTCCTAAGAGCCCTGCCGATTTTGGTTTCGCACCAGTGATGTACACGCCGTTTCCACTATCGGCCGATGCGGCGTCCCACCAAGCTTTAGTACCAGCTTCCCATCCGTCGAAGTAATCATTTCCAGTCAAAGCACCAGCAACAGCTGAAGCTGTTCCTTTGCTGGACAACTTCGCTGCGCCGATCTTAGCATCGGAAGCATAATCGTGATATGCTTTCCCCAAATCTGCAGCTAGGGCGGGAGTGATATTCGGAACAAGGGTTGGACCAGATGTGGCAGTTAATTGTTTCTCGAAAGCGGCTTTCAAGGCTGATTTTAGAGAAGATTTACTTAACGGCATCAGCTCTTAACCTTTGTATCCCAACCACCTTTGGCAGTCTTAACATCGGCAGCCATTTTCGCAGTAGGACCGGCCGGAACTGGAGTCGTTGGACCAACTGCAGACATGTGATTATGCCCAGTACAAAACGTATCTATTTTATCGAAAAGAGTATCCCACGGTTCTTCGCAACCACCAGTCAAATGTATCTTTGGAGAATCTATCTTCACTTTCTTACCGTCCATTGTCAGGATCGTCTTGTCAATAGTAACGACTGCTTTCTTATCGTCCATCACTATCGTATCACTTCCCATCTTAACCGTGATCTTCTTGTCGACGATCTCGATGGTCGCATTTGTGTTGAACTCGACCTTAAACTTCGATCCATTCATGAACATGTAGTGCTTCTCATCGTCATTCACGCAGATCTTGAGATCCTTGCGACCAATGATCCGGATGACGTCAGACTTCAAGATTGCGCTTGGCTTGTCGTCAGTCGACACTCCAGCCACTCCAGTGATGGCAAGGTTGGTGTCGGCCTTCGTTTTTTTGCTGAGGTATAGGAAGGACGAGTCGTCCTTCATGTCTGGATCTTTTCCATTGCGCCCTGCGATGATGTGGATAGTGGCTGTGCCGGCGCCTTTGTTGGCCGCACCGACGTGACCATTTCCATCGCCAAGACCGGCCGGACCAGCCTTGGCACGATCTGTTCCCATGATGAAGATGGTGTTGTTGGATCCCTCAAACACATAATCACCGTAGCGACGTGTAAACTTGGGGACTGCCTCAACGACGACGTCGGCGGCCATGGAGTGACCTCAGAAGAGCGAACTCAACTTGTTACCAGGTTTTGTTTCAGCTGCGTCCGTGTCTTTGTCGAACTTCTTCTCTTCGCTCGAAACGGCAGCAGTGTCGTTGAACTTCTTGGATAGACCACCTTGGGTCGGCTTGTAGTAGTCCTTGCCCGGCGCGTAGTTAACACCCTGGTGTCCCGGGATCTTGGAGATCCACAGACCGTGTTGCATCTGCGAATCCTCGAATATTACGTACACGTGCTCGCCCGGCTTGATGGGCACCGACATGTTCTCCGGAAAGAACGGCCAAAACACACGGAGGTCTTCGTCCTTGGCGAACTTGTCGAGCCCGTCAGACAAGATACGAGCCTTAATGCTGTTCTGTGGGTTCTTCGGTCCTGAGCGCGGCGGCACGTCAAACTTCTTGCCATTGACGTTGTGTGATAACCCACCACCAGAAGCGTCTGGATTCTCGAGTTTTCCACCTTCGACGTCGACCCCGATGACAAGGGCTCGATACAAGAAGGGTGTGTGCTCGTCACGTTCGACAAACATTCCCTGCGTGCCCTTCCGGATGAACTCCTGGAGGGCACGCTCTGGTCTACGAAAATTGTCTCTTGTGAAGGAGTCGATTCCCATTCACCGATTCCTCAGTTGACCTTCTCATCGGTCGATCCTGAAGACTCGATCTCGTCGTAGAGGCTGTCGCGATCTGCGTCGGCATCCTCTTCGGGGGCGTCTTCCTTGACACTCACCTTTGTCAATTCGACCAGTTGCGCGTTTTGCTTAGTCAAGACGTCCGATAGTTTTCCAACAGCCTCGGCGATGCCGAGCATTGCCAACGGTTCGATCTGTAACTCGATACCGTTCATCCCACTGATGATGTTATCTCGGACCTTCGTGAGCTTCTCACGATCGTTCCTGACATTCTTCAGAATCTCTTGGAAGAGATCGTCTGTCCGTTTTCCCAATCACGATTCCCCTGTTGAACAGTACTTCTCCTGCCACTCGTTGTACAAGGCCTTGATCTTTTTCAGATTGACGACGACCTGTTTTGTATTCAGGTTTGTCAACTCTCTAAGATAGAGGTATACTGCCTTCTTGTTATAAATAGTGACGAGGTCAGGATTTCTCATGAGGAAGATGACAGCTTCCAGGACCTGCCGTTCGGATTTCTTCGGCAGTTGGTCTCTCCACGATTCCATCGCCTCGTAGAACTTGATCCACTGTTCCTTGTCTTCGAGGAGATCTTCGTGCGGACTGATGGAGAAGTTCGGATCGCTCTGTGCAGACTCGTTGTCCAAGTCGGTGTGAAGCTCGCTTTCAATTCTGTGCTTTCTGTTCCGCTCTCGGGTTTTCTGGACAAACCAGTTCTTGGCAACCACATTGAAGTAAGAAAATCCCTTGGTCCCCTTGTTTGGATCGAACTTCGGGATCATCTCGTACAGGTTAGACAAACCCTCTCGCTTCAGTGTCTCCACGTCATCAATGGTGTAGAATCCGTAAACGAAGATGAGATTCTCGACAAGTTTCTCGAAAGCCGGTCTGATCTTCTTGTCAAAAATCTCATGTTTGTCGGCGACCTCATCAGTTGCCAGGAATGCCGCGAGAGCCTTGTCTGTATCTTTTGTAAAGTATTGAGCCATTTTTCCCCTTTAGCTGATAACTGGTGGATTCTTGCCAACTTCCAGTCCGTCTTTTTTCCGCAGCTCGCGGCCCGTGATCTCTTCCATGCGTACGATGAACTCGTCCAAGCGCTGTCCGACTATCTTCATGTTGTTGTGTGCCGTGACTATCTCGGGAGAGTTCTCCAGAAGCGGAGTATTGGTCAGCTTCTCAAGGTAGCGCGCATTAACGTCGATGTCGTCTGTCAACATGACGAAGAGATCATCGAACTGAAAGAGTCGCCTGGCAAACTTCCAGCAGATGTAGATCATGACGCCGTTCGCCACAAGTGACAAGAACAACAGGATTCCTATGATGATTCCGATCATTTCTTCTTCCCTACAGAATATCCGTCTTTGGCCCAGCCACGTCCCTTCAGAATGAATGTCCCGGGGACGATGACCCTCTCCATATACGGAACGTTGGAGCATCCGTCAGGACACTCAGTCGAGTGTGACTCGCATCTTTCACACATCGGCGCCGGATCGTCAAACTTCTGGACAACCTCCAGTCGAGTCTGACAGCTCAAGCATTCGTACACGTACGTCGGCATCAGTACGCTCGATTCTTTTCGAGAAAGATCTTGTCGTCTGGACCGAGCTCGCTGTCGGGTTCCACGCCGAGCTCCATCTTTCTCAAGAGTTCAGAGATGTCCTTTCCTTCGGCAATCCCCTGGCGTACGATGTCGATGATCTCTACCAAAACGTCTTCGCTAAGTTTCATAATCCCCTCATGTATTCCCATTATACACCAATGCTAGCCAAGCTGACATCACTTACGCTGGTGCCAAACTTCTGTACGACATTCCTAGAGCAAGCATTGGCGAATCGAACAGCCAAGCGGACGTCCTGGTTTTTCAATAAAGAAAACGTCATGGCTGCCGTGTGGGTGTCACCACATCCAGTCACGTCTTGAACATTCACAGGGTCGACGGCGAAGTTTTCGCTATGGACCATGTATCGTCTCTCATCACTCTTTGTCACTTCATGCTGCCGTAGCTCAGCGCCCTTTGAGCCATGGGTTACGACAACGTAGTCGAACAGACTCTCGACGTTGAGATACGGACCACGAGAAAGTTGTGTCGCATACTCGTATTCATTGATCTTGAGCAATTGCGCACCCTTGTACATGGAAAGATCTGTCCGCTTCGAGTCTACAACAGTCAATTTGGAAGTGGGGATGACGATCTCCATCACGTCAAGATTGATGGTCTCTTTATCGTAGTCGGAGAAGATGACCGCATCGAACACGTGACCCCTGAGAAAGTGTTGTAGGCAACGGAGAAAATGTGTCTTAGACTCTGGAGAGAATGTCCGAATATTGTCGACACGGAACATGTGCTTCTTGCTGTGTGAGTCGATGTACCTGGTCTTGTACATCGACTCATTGCCGGCGCACAAGATTGTGTTGATGCCTGCCCGGGAGATCATCTTCTTGTCGATCAAACCAACGATACCCGCCAGATAGACTTCGACCTCATCCCCGCCCAGAGCCTTCAGGTTGTTAGCGACGTTGGCCGCTCCACCGAGACGGAGCTCATATGCCACCTCGTCCCACACCGGTATTGGCGCCTCTGGAGCTTGACGAGAAGTCATGGCGAAGATGTACTTGTCGATCATCACATCACCAACCACGAGTATCTTTTTTGGTTCATCCATTGCGGATCCTCTCGATCAGCTGGGTCGTCGAGATGCCTTCCTTACTATCGACGTACGTCACGACAGCCAAGTGTGAACCGACGACCTTCTTGTTTCTGTATTCAGATCCCTTGACGATAACGTCAGGACGGAGAACTTCCACCAGTTCGAGTGGGGTGTCTTCATCGAATGTCAAGACGTGATCCACCGGCTTCATGAAGATCAAAGTGGAACACCGGGTGACCTCGTCCAGGATGGGTCTGTTGGGACCTTTGATCCTCTTCACAGACGCATCAGAATTCACTCCGACGACAACGGCGCCATTTGGACCAGCCAAGATTCGACACTCGTTCAGGAGAGAAAGGTGACCCAAATGAAGAAGATCAAAGACGCCATTAGCGAAGACCACTCGAGAGTACCCCTGGGAACCATATTTCTTGCGACCCTCAGCACGAATCGATTCGCAAAGCTCTTTGTAGGATTCACTTTCAAGCGTCTCTGGTCGCAAAGTCATCAGGTACTATCCCCTTGTCATCCACGTAGATGTCTCCGGCAGGCTTCCCGAAGATCAGCTTATCATATGGGACGCCGTGATCTCGTAACCACTTCTCCGTCTTGTAACGAAACTCAAACTCGATGCGAGCGATGTTTCCATCATAACGTCCCATGCCACGGGCGGTGTGGATTACAATATCCCATCCCTTGAGTTTGTATGATCTCATTTTATCGATCACGAATTGAATGGGTCTGGCGATAAAATACCCATCGCCATGCATCTGCTCGCAGATTGTCCCATCCATGTCCATGACAAGCGTAGGCATCAGTTCTCCGTGACAGCCCGTTCTTTCATATCTAGCCAGTCCTTCTTCTCTCTCAGCTCTTCATTGCGATCGATCATCGCGGTAAATAGCTTCTCCGGAACTTCGCACACCCGAGCTGTAGCTCTGAGGTTCTGGATGTCTTTGGGGAAGCAGTGACCACCGTATCCCAGTTGGCCGTCTGGGCCAGGGACAAGAGTATGCCCCGTTCCGATTCGAGTATCCAGGACTGATATTGCCCTGACCTCTTCGAAGTCAACTCCAAGCTTCTGACAGATCTGGTAGACCTCGTTCGAGAAAATGACCTTCGCGGTCAAAATCCCGTTGGCATAGAGTTTTACCATCTCGGCCGTTGTTGGATTGCACTGAAGAAGGACGCGTCGACCATCCTCGATCCTTTTTGGATCAACATCGTGAAAGTATTTCAGGACAATCATCGCGTCGTCCTCATCCCCACCTACGATGATCCTGTTTGTTTTCTTGAAGTCTTCGACGCTATTCTTCTCCGTAATGAACTCGGGAGAGAAGGTCAGCCTCATCGGGAGATGCTTGCTCTGCATATCTTCGATGAATCCCGGGTAGACCGTGCTCTTGACCACGACCACGAAGGAATCGAAATTCCTCTTGATCTCCTGGGCGGTGGTCTTGATGTTCGCGATCACCTCTTCCACGAACCCTGTGTAGCATGATCCGTCCTTCCGCATCGGGGTCGGGACGCAGACGAAGATCAGTTCGGACCGGGTCACGACCTCCTTCAGGGTCGCCAGTTCCGGTTTCGCCTTGTCGTTGATGACGATGTTTCCGCACGTTCCCTTGAAGAATTCTGCGACCGCCTGTCCCACGAATCCATGACCGACCACCCCGACAGTGGCGTCAGCCAGTTTGAATGTCTGCATGAAGTCCGTCGAGTTGATATCTACTGGCATTTTTTCTCCTTTTCCAAATTAACCTATGGGTCAAACTCATCTTTTCTTTTGTCTCTGGTGAAGCAGCTTTTCCGAGATGAGAAACTCTCAATTTTTCTTTTGTTTCCGAAGAGAGAATGACACCTTTCCGCGGGGAGACTTTCCCAACTTTTTCAGACCGCATCTTTTCACTTGTCTCTGCTGACACACCCGACTTTCCTTTATTCCAAGGCACTCTACCGTTACTCGATTTACCCTTTCCACCACGAGCAGTATTTGTTAAGTCCGCTCCCGCAGAACGAAGAGAAATAAAATCAATCTCTGCGTCGCAAAGAGCTTCTTCCCCTCGAGTACTTTCCTCAAAGCAACGGACAAGTTCGAAGAAAGGTTTCAATCCTTTGCTATGAAGAACTCTCAGCCAGAAATAAAGATGTGTCTTAAATCGCTTGTCGTGAATTGCTTTTAGATGTTCACTCGTTCTCCGATGAAACCCGCGCGTTGTCATTCCAACGTATCGCGGCATACCAGAACATGGATCAAGAATAAGGTACAGCGCATAACGCGTCTTCACACGATAAATATGATTTCGCGTTGATGTCAATCATTTTGTTCTCCCTTGATCTTTTCGATGAGACGATTGAAGTTCTGCGCCTGCACTTCCCAGTTTTCCGTGATCGCAAACTCACGGGCCTGCGGTCCGATCTCAGTACGTTCTCTGTGGACGGCAAAGTTTCGAATCCGTTCCGTCCATTGACCGATTGGCTCCACGATGCCCGTCCGTTCATGCTGGATGAGTTCGGAGGGTGTTCCCATACCAGGAGGGTAGAGAACCAGGCACCCTGCCGCCTGGGCCTGCCGATGGGCCCGGGAAGACGGCTCTTTGAAGCAAGAAGTGTACGGGAGGATCCCGGAACTGTTGAAGAGCTCCCAGAGCTTCGGACCATTCGGGACGCACCCATGCCAGGCGATCGCTGGGTGGTTGAAAGGAGAAGAGTTCATCTTGACGTAGTCTGGAACACAGACGTGAAGTCTAAACCGCTTGTCTCTCTGGAAGAGTTCGGCAGCGAGACACATCGCTTGAGTTAGACCGCGCCCAGGATCGGATGCCCACAGCATCTGGAATGGATCTTTAACGAGAGCTGGTTTATAAACTTCAGTGTCTACTCCCAGGGTGACTCCATCGAAAAGCCTATCGAGCGGGATGCCAGTCTCTTCGTGGATATTCTGCTTGTGCCAGGTCGGAAAACAGAGTATTCCATGCAGCTGACCAGCGTTCATCGCTTGACGGACACTGTCTTTCCATTCTTGACTGAACGAGTGATCCTGACAGTTGAGAAGATTGATGGTACCTTCTTTACGTAACTCGGGGAACCACTTACGCCAGTGCACGACGACATCGTATCTACGACCTTCGATCTTGTACTTCTCTTCCGTCTGGCATTCCAGGAAATCGGAATAATCTCGGGCAAAACGGATGGGAGGAGAATCATGATCGACGGTCGTGATCGTGACATGATTCTGTCCATGTCGAGCGTAGTAGTACGGAAGCTCCAGATGATACTGATTGAAGAAGTCTTTGTACTCAGGCGCCAACTCTTGGTACTTACGCTTGACCCCGACGAAGGCAACTCTCATCGGTCACTTCTCCCGAATACCTTATACCAGTCGATCGTCTTCCTCAGACCGTCGATGAGTTGGACCCGCGCGCTCCATTCGGTCGCCTCTTCGAGCTTTCGAGCGCTGATGTACTGCTTCTGGATTTCCTTGAAGGAGGGCTCGCGAGGAACGATCTCGACTCCGTCTTCGAAGCCCATCATCTTGGAGATCTGTTCGACCACGGTCGAAACCATGTGAGCGTGGTTCCTACCGACGTTGAATGCCTCCCCGTTTGTCTCTGGACCAGATAGAGCGAGGGCCAAGTTGGCAACGACCACGTCGTCGATGAAGATAAACTCTCTCTCCATGACGCTGACGTCCGAATAAAGCTGCGGCTTCTTGCCTTCCAGAATTCGATTGATCGTGTTGGGGATGATCCTCGACATATTAGGATCCCGAGGACCATAGACGTTGCTGCAACGTGTGACGACGATCGGAAGATCGTAGTTGTGGGCATACGAGCGCGCGATCATGTCTGCGCAAGCCTTGGAAGTATCGTACGTGTTCTTCGGTTGGAGTGCCATGTCCTCCTTGTACGGAAGGATATCGTGATCACCGTAGGCTTTGTCACTCGAAGCCACGACTACCTTCTTGCATCGGCCAACCGTACGGACTGCCTCAAGGAGGGCGACCGTACCCATCACGTTGATTCGGTATGTGTTCATCGGATCCCGAGCCCCGACCCTGACGATGGCGTTTGCCGCCAGATGAAAGACGTACTCAATTTCTCCCGAAGAGATGATCTCACACATCAAGGCGTAGTCCGCCACATCCCCTTCGAATATCTTCGCCCCCAGGAGATTCGGATTCTTTCCCTTCGTCCTGATGAGACACGTCACAATAGCCTCTTGATCAAGAAGCTCACGAGCTACGCAGCCACCGATGAAACCGGCGGCCCCTGTGACAAGGACGTTCTTTCCTTTCCAGTCGTTCACGGTTCATCACCCCACAGGTCTTTCATCTTTGTGGCAGAAAACTTGAAATTCCAATTCTTGTACTGGTGCTCGTGCTCCAGCTCGCGGATGTCTTCGAACCCGTGCCCCTGCAACAACCTGTTCAGCTGGAGAGTCGTGAAGGCTGTGTGATGCCAATTTCCTTCGTAGTCCTGACCACCGTACAAACGGTGGATGGCAGCTTGGGCACACTCTGTCCACGGTTGCTTACACTGCTTGCAGATGAAGAAGTCTGCCCGAAGGTCGTGCATCGGATACTGCCATCCACACCTGTTACACAGGAATGGTCCTGTCATTGCTGCAGCGCGCGCGCAATGTTCGAGGTCTGGAACCTGGACTTCGAGGTTCCCACCCATCTTCAGGACACGCCAACACTCACGAAGGATAGTAGTCGTCTTCCTGTACGGGAAGTGTTCCAGAAAATCCAACATCAAGATCTGATCAGCGGAATCGTCAGCCCATGGCCACGGAAATATGGAGAGATCTACTTTCGTCACTCCTGGAAGATCCCTGAAGTCGACGTTCACGTGGCCATCTTTCAAATCGGGCCCGCACCCAAGATTGATCTTCACCGGACACTCCGTACAAACTCGATCATCTCTTTGGCGCGGTGTTCTGGAAGGTGTGATTTATAGAGCTGATCGTAAGTCAACTGTGCATATAACTCCCTGCGCTTCTGTTCGTTAAGAAGTGTCTTAAGACGTTCAACGAGCTCCAACTCATTCGAAAAGAACGGTATGAATCCCAATGTCTCGTCGTTGTCAATCTTGTTCGAAAGGATGCAAGTCTTGGTGAACCCGGCTTCGAAGTGTCGACACTGATACCCAAACCCATGACCGAAAGGTTGACCAACATCTGTCGCGTGATTCAGGACAACCTTGGAACGATTGTAGATCTCACAGAGTTTTCCGATGTCGAAGAGCTCGCTGGCGATCACTACTCGCAGGCCAGGGATTCCCTTAACAAGTTGAATCATCCTCATGCGGCTGGCATGATTCGGACCATTCGACAGACTTCCAACAAAACTAACATCGATATCCTTCTGCATTCCGGTGATATGACGGTAAAGGAGATTATCGGCAGTCAACAATAGACGTTGCCCCGAATCGTACCCGTACTCAAGAGCAAGGTTTGCTCCATCTTGATCGAAAGTCAGCGCATTGTTACACACCGATCTCATCTCGAGCATCATCTGTTTAATGTGCGGAAAACGGAGATCATCAACCTGGTAGAGGACCTTTTTCCCAGGTAGAGAGACGATTTTATCGCGATACGGTCCCGTGTCCACCCACTTGAACACCAAGGTGACGTCTGGAGCTTCATCAAACTGTTGGTTGGGGTAACCTGGGTCCACCGCCGTCACAGTCTCTCCGATCCTCTCGAGACCCTTCCGAAAAGCGATCTCTGTCCCAAAGGGATTATTCCGGATGAATGCCCCGACAATGTTCCAACGCATCAGTCCCCCTTCTGAACTCGATGAGAGTCTGACTCTTCATGCACGGTGCTAAACTCAAAGAGATCACTCTCTTCAATTCCAATGATCTGATGAACCTGCCCGCGTGGTATCAGAATCGAATCACCAGGATTCAGGTCGATCGTATAGTCGGTACCCTTCTCCGGGTCTACAAAACGAAGCTGAACCTTTCCAGACTGGAGGTACATAGTTTCCATCTTATTCATATGAAAGTGTAGGGACCCGCGCAGTCCCTTGTAGACATGCAGAATCTTTCCACAGTACTCTGGGAGATTCTCAATCCACGTTTCATACCCCCATCCTCGGAGCATACGAAACTGCCCACCCATTGGAATCTTAGTTAACTGAGCCATGAGTCGATATCCTTCTGGAATTGGGCGATAGCTTTGGTAGTCTGAGGATGCTCGATCATCTTCTGTAGAATGGCTGGGCTGACGGTTACATAATCAGCTCCCTGAAGAAAACAGCGCCGAACATCGTCTGGTTCTCTTATGCTACCGCAAATTATCTTCGTCTGTTCTAGATTGACTCTAATCTGATTGAAGAGCGTAAGCACACTATCTGGACTCTCATTTTCATCCTTGATCCTGTTATAAAAGAACGAGACGATATTTGCTCCAGCGTCCATCGCCATTTTGGCTTGGAATGCGGTCATACAAGCGGTGGCATTTACCTTAACGTCTTTTCGCCTGAGCGTGGATATCACTCTCATGGTCTCCATCATCACTGGAATCTTGATGTGAACATCAACTCCATTTCTTCCGAGAGCATCATTGAGAGTTTGGGCTTCCACGATCATCACATTCGGATCAAGTGTAGTCACCTCAACGCTTAGGTGCCTGGCGCTCAACTGATTTTGGACAGCTTCAGCGATCGTCTTGAGTTTCTCTACGTAATCTCCCTTAGATTCCTTCGCCATGAGGGACGGATTGGTGGTCACCCCAGCCAGCATAGTGCTCTGCATGAACAGACGGATCTGATCGATGTTTGCCGTGTCAAGTAACAATTTCATCGCGTCACCTTTCGAAGATGCAAGTCTTCAGTCCTAGGGACGATGGTCCCCTTATAAGTAGTTGACAACGCAGCCCACCGGTTCGCAGCTTCCAGGTCGTTCCCGTGATGAACGAAAGCTGCGAGGAAAGCGTCACCAGCACCGCACGTATCGACAGCGTTTACTTCAAAACCTTCTGACACGATCGTCTTCCCGTCTTGGCAGACAGTGATGGCCCCACGTTCCCCTCTTTTGTAAACGATGCTTGCCTTGAGAAACTTCGACAGCTGGTTGAGCTGGGCATCACCCTTCTTGAGTTTCTTAATCTTCTTCGCCGCGCAATCGGCTTCTATCTCATTCATGAAGATAAAACTGGCACCCTTGTACCAGTGATGGTTTGATTCTGCCTGAGAGACCTGGGAGTCTACGTACACCGGTTTGTTCTGGACATGGCAACGTTCGATGATTTTGCTGGCGAAATGTTCGATCATCACGCCGTGTCTATTGTCGCATATCACAACCGCATCGTAACTCAAAGCTACAAGTTGGTACATGATTTGTTCGGCGTAACGGTCCTCTTCATGTGGAGTCCACTTTCCAGGATTGATCAGATCGTATTGCAGAAGCTTGTACTGCTCGACATAGTACCGATGTTTTTCGGAAACCTTCCACCCGTTCTTATTTGTCATAATGACACTCAATCTTGCGGATTCGAATCTATCAATAGGATCGGCTGACCTCAACATGAGTGGATGGAGTTCTTCGCAGTTTCCAACAGTGAGGAGGGTCACCGTGTTTCCCAGACGTAGAAGGTTCCGCGTAACCAACCCAGCTCCACCAACGAAGACGTCTTCCTTGATGAAGTTGGCTACGATCGTTGGGGTCTCTGCGGAAATCCCCCGACGATTGCCGTGTGTGTACCGATCGATGACGACGTCCCCGATGACCAATACATTCATGGAAGTCTACCGAGAGATTCGACCCGATCGATGTGACGACCTTCTTCAAACGGCGTGGTCAAGAATGTCCTGATGAGTTCGTCCATCTGCCCCAACGGGGTGCGCCACTGTCCAAGAACTAAAACGTTGCAATCGTTGTGTTGGCGCATCAGTTCGGCGGTCGCTCGGTCAGTCGCCAATCCTGCGCGGATATGCGGAAACCGATTGGCTGCGATCAACATCCCAGTGCCCGTACCGCATAGAAGGATGCCCCGCGCACCGTAAATCTTCTCCAGCGCGTGGCAAAGGTCGGCAGCCATTTCTGGGTAATCGACCTTCTGATCGTAGTTCGGGCCAAGATCCTGGACATCGTAACCGTCAGCCCTAAGGAACTTGATAATGTACGCACGGGCGGCATTCCCGTTGTGATCAGACGAGATTAAAATCTTCCTACCGTTGTCCGTAGACATTATTGTACCTCTCATGCCACTTCTGAGATTCATTGTATGCCATCATCCGAAGCTTCGGATAGAGAGTCATCGCAAGATGATTCTTCCGCGCTACGTTCTCCAACTGGATCGCAAGATTGACCGCTTTCACAGGCTCATCTGAGAACGTGAGGGCACCGTGATGTTCCAGCAAGACGGCTCGAGCTCCGTCGAGTATTCGCACATCAGATCCCCAACTGTCGAGATCTTTGTAACTCAAGCACGGAACTCTCCAACCAAAGTAGTCAGCGTGCTCTGTGCAAAGGCAATCAATCGGCAGGCCACAGATCGCATGGGCGACCGCATACGGTGAATGTGTGTGGCAAATGGACTTGATATGCGGGTTGTTCTTGTAGATAGAAGCATGGTGGATCAGATCGACGGAAGGCTTGTATCCATTGTTCTTGGAGCTGACCGTTGATCCATTCTCGAGAAGCTGGAACCTGCAGATTGACCAGATATCGATCTCATCGTATGGGACTCCGCTGGGTTTGATGTAGATCTGATCGCTGGCCAAAACAGACAGGTTCCCGTGTGTGTCCTGCAAGACGTCGTTTCTTAATGCCATCAACTTGAAAGCCTTGATCAGTTCTTTCTCAACCACAGAGTGTCACCTCGACGGCCGTCTGCACGTATTGTGGAGTAATCTTGGCACGGTCTATGGTGCCGTCAAGTACGAGGCATTCCTGAAGGGGGCGATCTGATTGACTGGAGAGAAGCGGTCGACTCTTCACGATAGAGTTCTCGAGAAAGAACATTGCGACGACGTTCCTCCCACAGGAGGCGGCGACATGCATCATCCCGGTGTCGTTCCCCACGTATAGCCCGCAGGAGGCGACTACTCGGAATGCTTCATCTAAATTGGCGGAAAGCTTGAACTCAAACCTCTTGTCGTTCACCATCCGAGCCACTGGGGCGATGGAAAGCTGGAGATCACCTACATCGCCTGTCGTCACGATCTTCCAGTCCTCAGGGAGGTTCTTAAGAAGACCGGTGATGAGTGCGGCGTAGTTCTCGTTTCCCCAGTGTTTGCTCTTCCAGAAACCCAACTGATCTTTTTTGTATCCCATTCCGATATAGATCCTATTCGGAAGTGCCTCTCCGGTGAACGGGAGGAAACGAGACGACGGGGTCGATCCAAGGTAACCGAGCTTTCTAGCGTTCTCCATCTGATACTCAGACTCGTGATCATTCCACGAGACGAGTCCAGTCGTCTTCGGATCTGGTCGGGTCCGACCGTCCATGACTTCCTTGGCTCGAAAGTGAACGCCGTTGAGCCAGCGACCATCAAATGGAATGGCCATCACAGCCACGTCGTAGTCATGCTCGAGGGCGCTGTTCACACAAAGTTTCCCAGGACCTTGTACCACCTTGGACAACACTTGGATGGCTCCGACGTCATCGGACGTGTCCCCAACGAGGATGTCTACGATCGTGTCTGGCTTCCACTGGAGAGCCTTGATGGCGGGTACGGCCATCACACAATTTCCGATCCCAAAGCAACGTCCGTAGAGTATCCTCATTTCGAACTCTCGGAGAGATAAGAGAGAAGTCTCGAAGCTGTCTGTACCGTGTGATTTCCAAGAGGACGGTATACGAAAGCTTTTCGACGAGCCTCATTCCACGATTTACCTTTTGGCCAACTCAAGGCTTGGTCGCCTTAAAGAGTAAGTTTGGGTTTCCCATCCTCATGCACATCTCTGTATACTGCTGTTGATTCTGTGGTTTCAGAATGTTTCCGATGAAAAGTGATGACGGATTGCAGTATCCTTCCACGTCCTTGATCTGTTCGAACTTTTCAAATCCCGCATTACCGAAGATCTCGCAAAGATCGAGATACGTAAAGAAGGCGAGGTGACCACCGTGGTATACCTCACGATCTCCAGATGTATGAGGAAACCGACCATCGAATATCAACTTTTCGATGTGCCGCCAATACTGGATGTTTGGAGTGTTGATGAATACCTCTCCTCCAGATTTGAGCATATACGCACAGTGATATGCGAAAGATCCTGGATCGATGATGTGTTCGATGAAGTCCAGGGCAGAAATCGCATCAATCCGATTGTTACTGTTCATCCCAAAGCTGTCGTTCGTCCATTCTGGTGGACCACCGAAGTTGTCGGGATCAGACACGTTTGACGAAAATCCACTTTTATCCACGTCTGCCAGCATCACGAAGTTTCCCTTCTTACTGGCAGCCTGTAGATTTTTGGCAGATATATCTACAGTGAGCGTCTTCTCGAAGAGCCTCTCCTGACGGAGTGCAAAGCCAAGATCTCCTATCCCTCCTCCGACGTCTACATGCGTTCCACCTGACTTCAACTTTCCGCTCTTATAGAGAGCAAAAGCCTTGTTCACTCGACCGTTGTCGCCAGCGTATGGCTCGAGATCCTTCGGTTTGAACTTCCGATCAGCCATCTGGTTGTAGAGATCAGCTTTGTCCAAGTATCACCTTTAGTTTTTCAAGAACGATTAATTGTACCTTAGCAGGAGCCGCGTGAACATCAACACGTGATCCAGGATATTTCTGGTACTCTTCTTTGATAAATCCACGAGCGTCGACTATCTCACTTCCCAGAGACATCATCAACGGATGTCGTCGAGGATCGTCTTTCTGGAGAATTTCTTCGACGTCTACTCCGACCTCTGCTCCCGCAAAGTACCACGCATGGCTGTTGCCGATGACATGTACAGTCTTCATTTCAGTCCCAGTCATTCCGAAGGTTGTAGTACATGTGATCGACACGAGCCCGGGCAGTGTGGTGTTCCATCGCGTACCTATAACCCCAACGTGCGATCTCTTCCCGTTCGACTGGATTATCCAAGGCCCATTTGATCATCGCGTCCATCTCTTCGATGTTCGTGAAGTAGTCGCAGTGGATACGAGAGATGAAAGGCATGACTTGGTTTGCCTGGTCCCTCTGGGAGAGCATGTACGAACCAACATAGGGAATCTCATAGAACCTCAGGGCCTTCCCACACTCGGCCGCGCCCCTGAGATTGAGACAGACTCTGGACTTGGCGATCTTCTTGAAGTACTCCCGCTTTGGTAAGAAACATTCCATCGTGTTGGGTCTCTTCTCTACGAAGAGGCAGTTACCCTTCTCCCCGTACTTCTCGACAAGGTGGTCGATGATCTTCCCTCTATCTCCGTGGCTATTATAACCCGTGAAGCAGATGTCGTACACCTTATCATTCAGCAGTGAATCCCTCTCTGACACATCCCATAGATGATCAAAATTTGTGGCATATGACATCGGGCAAACACCAGAAGACGAATTGTATTCGGGACGCCAATTGTCCATAAAAATCTTCTCTAGGTTCTTGTCATAGTACTTGTGAAGCTGCGGGATAGTGTTCAAGAATCGATCGTGACCGGCCACAACCACGACCGGGATGTCGTAGTAGCGGGCTACCAGTTGGAGGTAGAGGACGTACGATTCTTCTCGTTCATCGATGAAGATCCTCTCAATCTGTCCAGACTTGATGAGTTCGTTGATCTGCGGAGCATCGTAGTTGCGGAGCCGTCCGTGGTCTGACGTGTAGCACAGGGACCTCCGCTCTGCACCGTAATCGCGTTCTACATCTCCAGTCACCGTCGGGATACCCTCTCTGTGCTTCTCGGAGGGTGGCCAGTCTATCATGTTCTCAAAGCCATTGCGATCTACCAACCCAGCCCAGACCGCGTCCAGAGTGAAGTCTCCGCCCTTTCTGGCATCTATGAAGAGAGTTTTTTTCAACGTAGTACTCCCTTGATCTCCTCGAGGAACCTTTCGAGGTTATCAAGTCCGATGTTCCATTCCCACGGCCAATGCAATGTCACGACACGATCAGGATTGCTGTTGATCATGAGATGAGCCTTGTCTCGGTTCAGTAGTTCATCTGAACGTCCATACCAGTACGGCCACTGGCTGTAGTCGAACTTCAATCCCACGTCCTTGGCATGCCAGATTACGTGTTCATCAGATCCGGGCCCTCCATAAATTCTCTTGAATCCAGCCAACTTCAGAGCATCGACTGTCTTCATGTCTATGACGTTGTGCGGAGGGATGTAGTCAACCACATCGAGCGCGCCGTTACACTTCTGGAAAGGTTGTCTGGCAGATACAAGTTTGTTGAAGATCTGTTCGGTGGTCTCCCACGGTCTGAATTCATTGGGAAACCGTTCATTGTGTTCCACACCGTGGAGGGCGACCCTGATCTTGTCATTCTGCTCCAGGTAACGAATCATCTCTTCTGTCGTGTATTTCGGGATTACACCAAGGACATATTCATCGACGTACTTCTCCAACACCGCATCGAACAGCTTGAAGTTATCCAGATTGTGTTTCCAGAATTCTTCAGGCTTCGTACCTGGGAAGTCATCGACTCGTAATATTACGCTCATAGTCCTCCAGGTACTCTCGCCACTGCTCGTGGAATCTTTTCACCGAGAACAGCTCGGATACCTGCCTCGGGTTATACGTACTCCGATCACGACAGACGGAGTCCAGGATAAAGCTAGCAACTTTTGCCGTTTCTTCTGGTCGACGATACTTCCTGTCAATGATCGCCCCAACACACGCTTCGATTCCATTCTCCTTTGCTATCACTGAGATAGAGTGAAGAAGACCAACGTTGTATGCTACGATAGGGACGTCGCATGCCATAGTCTCTAGTACAAAATAGCTGTTGCCCTCGTACGCAGATGGTTGGACGACAAGATCGGCATTAGCGAGGGCGTCGACCTTTGATAGTTCGAGCTTTTCGGCAGCCTCATCCAGAAGCCAGACGTCGTCGTTTGGTAGAGCCTTCTTAACAGCTTCGATGTGATCGAAACCCTTGTTGGCAGTCGTGACCCCGTGGATGACCAGACGCGAGTCTGTCCAGTTCGGCATCCGAGCTACCGGCCTTTTCCACTTGTCGAGATCGATGGCGTTGTTGATCACACTCGATTCAAAACCCCACTGGAGCTTCATCTGCTCCTGGATGAACCTGGAGACAGCGACGATCTTCCCACCACGGGCCAGATGATCATGACGGTGCTTTACCTGGACGGCATTGTGGAAAGGAAACTCAGGATCCTTCCCAGCGTCTACATCGTCTTTGGTCAGGTGGCTCCAGATGCCATGAGCGATCGAAATGACGTTGTAACCCAGGTCGCTCAGTCGTTCTCCCCAAAAGCCATCAGAGATGATGATGTCGTCCTTTGACACCTTCTTTGTCAGATGCAACCACATGTTGAGAGCAAAGGCTCCATCCCATTCGTTCTGGACGCCCAATGGAGCTTTCGGGATGTCATCCCATGAATAGTGTTTAGTTCCAGGAAATCCTGCAACAAAGTCACGGTTCCAACGTGGAACGCCACCACCCGCATTCAGAGAAGTATACGAGATCAAAATGATCTGTCTCATTTCATCTTCTCCTTGTCAGAATTAGACTCGGGGAGATCTCTCTTCAACCACGTCGATTCCTTGTAACCAATATGTTGGAGTAAACCTGGAATGACGAGATTCGTCCGACTAGTCTTACAAACAGAGTTGACAGCATTTCTGATGAACCACCAATCGACCGAACTTCCCAGGCCATCGTGAGGACGACCGCGCTCTCGCCCCGTCTCAGGATCGATCCTGGGAATTGGCCACATGGACATCCAATAATCGTGACGGGCCATCATACAAGTGGCCCTGATCCAATCTTTGGTAACCATCCCGTTACCGATGTCTTTCTTGACAGGATGCTCAATGCATTCGATCCCCGAAGCAAATCCGAGGTTCAACGGTCGTTCGAGCTGGAGAAACTTCTGGGAAAGTTTCTCCAGCCATCCCCTGGAGTACTGCACATCATCCTGAACGTAAACGGTCAGAGGTGACGGAGTTATGTCCCATGGTTTATTTGCATTGATATATGCGAGGGCCTGATTGATCGAGGGTCCAAGACCTTGGCAGATGGCATGCTCAATCTTATGATCCCACAGCTGTTCAAATTCTCTGAGGACTTCGCTGGTCGCGTTGTGATGACCGTCAGCGACGATCGTCAGACGGAATAGATTACCGTCCGTGCACTGGACCAGGGATTCCAAGGACTTCCTGAGAAGATGCGGCCGATCCTTCGTCGTTATGAATAGGTCCACGAGCGGCATTTTCGTACTCCTTCCCCATCCTATTTAGCCATTCGGTCATCGAGGAGGGATTGGTCCTCTCGAGGAGGAATGTCTTGGCTTGTCCATGCTCACCACCGCGGGTGAAGAGCTCCTTCGCCTTTTTTATCACGTCATCATCCGTTTGTACATCAGGGAAGCGATCAATTGGGTTCGGATCATTGTACAGGTTGGACCAGCACTTGTTCCAGAATGCCTTGAAATTTCTGATCTTCCGTGGCAGGTTGGCCCATGAGTAGTGGAAGATGGACGGCATTTCCTTGAAGATCCGGTTCATGTTTTTCCCGTACTCATCTGGGTTCGTCTGCCGAAGATTCTCGAGCTCCTGAGAATAAAAGCCCTTGTGCGGAATGTGGTCGTTGGTCATGATATCGACGTATTCACAACCGTCGCTCTGACCTTTCTTGGCGTAGGTCCGTCCAGTCTTCTCGTCGAACACTCGCGCTGGGCCGTTGATGCCGTGTGTAACTCTGAAGTTATTCCGGCTCATGCGCCACTTCCACGAGTGTCTATCGATCCGGACGTTGTCCTTGACTCCCCAGAGCTCCACGACCGGCAGGTGGACCAGGTCGACTCCCGTTGGGAATCTCTCGGCCATCTTCCGGACCTTCTCGTAGTCTTCCTCGTGGACCACCTCGTCAGCATCCTGCTGCCAGAGGAAGTCGTCGGGACCGACTGTGGCCATGGCCCGGCCGAACGCCTTCTGCATACCGTCCATGCCCGGCTCGTTCCAGTCCCATACCCGGTCGAAGATCTTGATCTTGTCGTTTCCGAGCGCCTTGATCTTCTCGAGAGTCCCATCGGTCGATCCGCCATCGACAACGATCACCTCGTCGCAGAACCCCAACATAGAACTGATCGATTCGACATATGGGAACCCGTGGGTCTCCGCATTGAAGACGTGGGTGTATCCGGCGATCTTCGGATGGCAGTCGTCCCACTTCACAGCCTCAGGTGATAGCTGAGTCACGTTCTGTGAAAGCATTTCTAGCGCGTAGGAGACGACCATCTTGGGATCGATCTCGTTGACACACGGGCTTTCACGATCTACAACACACTGGTACTTGTAGCATGCCTTCTCACATCCCATCCGATTAGTCGTCTCGAGCAGGCAACTCCACGGCTTGTCTTTCTTGATCTTAATGACCGGCCCTGTCGAGGTAGAGTACGAACTTCCAAACAGGGCCACGTGGGGAGTTCCGAAGGCTGCAGCCATGTGCATGGTTACAGAGTCGATCCCGAGGACGCACGATGCGTTCTGGACCACCATAGCTAACTGGTTGTATGTCGTCTTACCTCTCAGGTCGACGCACCCCTCGTAGGCAGGATCGTCCTCGAGACCGACCTGGACAATCGTGATGTCGACGGACTTCTTGAGATTCCTGATGACCTTCCGCCAGTGACGATAGTTCCGAGCTTCCCACTGACCCTTTCCAGATCCCGGGTGGAAGACGACGTACTTCTCCGTCGGAAGTGGTTCGAAGAGCGGCTCAGTCTTGATGAAGTAGTCGCCGAACTCGACCTGACACTGGGCGGCCATCTCATAACCGAGTAGACGTCCCTTTCCACCATGCACCCAGTTTGATTGAACTGTTTGGATCGCGAGGTTCGGAGTGTAGACTTCATCGAACACAGATTCACAGAAGGTGATGTTCGTCATCCAATTATCAAAGTGAATGATCTTGAAGATCTTCAGGTTGTCCTTCAGGATGGAAGCATACTTCGGATCAGTGGCGAATAGGATCAGATGCTCTGGAAACTTCTTGTTGAGAGAATCGACCACTGCGGTCGCCATGAAAACGTCGCCAGCCGACATCGGCATCGTGAACAGGAGTGTCTTCTTTCCATCTGGAATCTGAAGCTGCTCTCGTAGACGTCTCTTGACCTCACACGGGTCGTTCACCTTTTGGGAGTTAGGACCATTCGAAGTCTCCCGCAGGAACTGTTCAATCGCGGAAACGAACTGAATTCCTAGCTTTCTCTCGTCGTGAGACTCAGCCAATTGAGCTGCGAGCTCTGTAGCCCATTCCTTAGGCTTCTCGATGCTAAGAAATACCTTCTTCATCTTATTCTGGAAATCTTCTTCCTTGACGCAAGCCCACCGGGTTCCCTGTTCCATCACTCCCGGCCAGACGGAAGATTTAGGGATCTCCTTCAGGTCGAATTCAAGAGGGACGAACTTTCTCTTTCCATCAGGAGAGTGGAGAAAGTCAAGGTGACCAGACCAATTGGTGGCGATCACAGGAAGACCACAGGCTGCAGCCTCAATCGTCGGGAGACCAAAGCCTTCACCGTGGGTCGTGGTAACGTACGCCTTGACCTTCGGATGACGGTACAGATTTGCCAATTCCTTCTTGGAAAGACGCCCGTGAATGAGTTTGATCCTCGGAAAAGGTCCACAACCGGTGGATGCCTTAATCTGAGAGATCCGACTCTTGGCCGTCTCGAAATCCATGAGAGAGCTGTTAACCATGTTCGTCTTGAGAACAAGACCGACACGCTCATCGCCTGCGAACGTCTGGCAGAACCACTTGACGAGACCGCTGATATTTTTGCGATCCTCCTCCATCCCCTTGTCAAGACCAAGTCCGACTGAGAGAAAATTGAAGTCGGCTTCGAGATCCACTCCCAGTCCGTCGTTCTCGTCCGGCGTGGTATTGAAAATAGCTGCGTCAAACCCTTCGGCGGCGATCAATAACGGTTTCTGGAGCCGTAGCTCCTGGCCACTCTGGTCCTTGTAGATAACGCTCCCAAACGTCTGGGCTGAGTGCTTGGATGGAACAACAACCAGGTCACAGACTTCGTTGGCCTTCTTGATCCATTCGGGAGAGACCCGATCGACCTCGATACCGGCTGTGACACCGATGTTTACACGTCCAAGCTTCTGGAACTCATTCGGGATCGTTACCTGTATTGAGACATCATATTGTTGGTTACTCGATTTCTCAACCTCGTACTTCTGTACCAACGCCCGAATCTTGTCGATGAATTCGTCGCCACCAGTCAGAAAGGAGCAGTGACCCCACTTCACTCCACATACACTGACATCGAACTTCCCGGAGTCAAGAATACATCGAAGGAGTTGACGAGCATGTTCACCGTACCCAGAAGCAGTGAGTACGGGTCCCCAAAAAAGAAGCTTCTGCATTGTCTCTCCAGTCAGACGAGCGTGATCAGTCCTGGTGGATTTCTTTTCTCGTAGGCTTCAACTACAGCCAATCCACTGGCCAGTTCTACTTGTGGCGTCCATCCCAGGACCGTACGAGCTCGGGTGTTATCGGCCAACGTTTCCCTTGCCTCTGCCTGTCGTGCCGGGATAAAGGTCGTCTCGCCACCAATCATCTTGGCAAGATCGTTGATACTGTGGTTCTGACACGTACCTATATTCACGATCCCAGTGACGTCCCTATTCATGGCCGCTAGCATGTTGGCCCGGACAACATCACCGACGAACGTGAAGTCACGACGTTGTTCGCCGTCTCCAACAATGGTCAACTTCTGTCCCATCCTCTTCTGTCGACGGAAGATCGCAATCACTGTCGCGTAATTTCCCTCTTCCTGGTGACGAGGTCCGTAAACGTTGAAGTACCTGAGAGAGACTGTAGAAAGACCGTACAATTTTCCGTACAGGTCCATTAGCTCTTCACCGTTCTTCTTGGAAAGTGAGTACGGGTTGAGACAATCTGTCGGCATGTCCTCCCTATTTGGGAGTGGATTTTTTAGACCATAAGCTGAGGAGGACGCGGAGTAGACGACCCGCTTCACTCCGCCCTGCCTACACGCTTCCAGTACATTCGCTGTTCCCATGACGTTCTGGCTGAAAGCTAGCAGTGGATCCGTGATGGATGGTTGAATGCGACTCATGGCAGCAAGGTGGAAGACCCACTCCTTGTGGTCAACAGCCCGTCGAACCTGGGAGAACTCCCTGATGTCGCCCCTTACGACCTCAAGCTTCGGATTTCCCCTCCACCTCTCGAGATTCTCCAGTCTGCCTTCTGAGAAGTTGTCGAGTACAGTCACCTCGTGACCCTGAACGAGCAGTTCATCGACGAGGTTTGATCCGATGAAACCCGCACCACCTAAGACAGCAATTCCTGGCATATGTTATCCTCAGATTCCGACGACCCGAAGTGACGACCGGGTCTTGCGTGCCTCTGACCTACTTATCTCTTCCGACAACACGCTGTCCCAATCAGAGATCATCTTAGCCATGTTGAAAGTTTTCTCCGCCCAAACACTGCCAGCCTTCCCAAGTTCACGTCGTTTTTCACGTCCCATCTCGTAAAGTTGGATAAGTCCCTTGACAACATCTTCGTGCGAGACACGGTCGTCGTAAATATACGGAATCGGTTGTGATCCAGTACAAGATCGTGAGGCAGGAAAGACTGGAATACCATAGAAGTTGGCACCCTTTGACTTGTACAACCTCTTAGCCATCTCAGTCAGCTTGTCCTGATCGGTGAAGTCCTTCACTCCGTCCCACCAGTTTCCAATCTGGAACTGGAGACCACCCGTCATCTGGAGCAACACTGGAGACCCGGCCATCAGGGATTCAAGAGTCGAGAGGCCAAACCCCTCGTTATTGGCAATGTTCATGGTGATATCACATGCATTGTAGAAACCATTCAAAACATCTGGTGGACAGCGTTCCTCTGAGATAATCAGATTCTTTTCGATGTCAAAGCACCTTGCAACCTCTACGATGTTTTGTCCTTCCTGATCATTCACGACTGTGTGCATCGCGAGGGCCACATTCTCCTTACCGACCTTTTCGGCAAACTTGGCGAAAACGGCGACCACGTCTCCTGTCATCTTCCGCCTGGCATTGCGATTGTTCCAGAAGACGATGAATTTCTTATCGGCGTGAGGACCAAAACGACCACGCTTGAACTTCTGACATTCCACCTCGTCCAGAGGTTTGAAGAGCTCTGATGAGACGGCGTGCGGAATGTACTTGAAGTTTGGGTGTTTCATGTCTTGAAGGATCCCGTACGTCTTGAGAGACAGGGGGACCAAGAGGTCTGTCGAATCATAGAAGACCTTGTTGTACTTCGGTGTGGGATCGTTGTCCCAGACATGCCAGTAAGCGATCGGGCAGATGGGACGGATCTCATCCTCCATCTCCCAGACCCACACAAACTGTCGCGGATCAGTGAAGAGAAGAAGTAGATCAGGCTTCTCCTTCGCAATGGCTGCACGGAGTCGTTCTTTGTCCCCGTATCCATCGACAGGGACGATGATCCAACCATCATCACCGAACTTGTCAGGGGATACCCTCTGTTCCCTGTAGTCAGGGTGTTTCATGGCGCCACCAAAGACGTGGAACTTGTACTTGCCAGTGGCGAGCAGACCTTCTATCAGGTACCGCGCCTGGGTACCAACACCGCTTGGGACGAGAGGGTGGTCACACAACATCATGATCTTTTTCTTCTCTGTCATCTCATTCACCATGGCAGTGTTCGGTTTTGTAGTAGGGACAAACGTCTCCGTACTCGTTAGTACATTGCTTACGATTCTTCGCAAGAGTATTCGTCTCCAACCGCTCGTTCATATCAGTTAGGTCTGAATTCAGGTTGTCAAGTGCCCGCTGGACACTGACAGGACCTGCGCTGACGGGGAAGAACTCCACGGCACAAGTATTCTTGGAAGGACGACGCTTAAGCAACACGAAGGCTGTCCTGACCTGTTTAGGATCCAAGTTGAACTTCTTGCAGAGGAAGTGTTTATACAGAAAAAGTTGGGAATGAAGATCACGATCTTGTCGCTTGTCACCGTCCCACCCCCAGGAGCACGTCTTGAAGTCGACGATGTACAGGATCGTCTTCCCAAGCTTGTCCTTGGTCTTGATGACCATGTCGATGAATCCCTTGAAGTTGATCTGAATGGAGTCAGATCTATCCATGGGAAGTAGGAGTTCGTGCTCGTTGTACACGACATCGGCCGATGTCAACTCGATGCACTGGACCAAGTGATCCAAGATCCGTTTGCCAGCCAGGACGAAATCTTCGATATCTAGCGTCCGTTCACGCTCTCGATACTTTGTCTTGTTCTTCTCAAATGTATCCTTGAAACTCTTCTCGAAGAAATCCTTGGCTTCATTCAAAGAGATCGGGTCCTTTCTGGTCCTATGCTTTTCGATGGCTCCGTGTACGCAAGTACCAAAGTCCATGTAAACACCGTACGCCTTACCACCGAGCTTGTCCAGGTAATCGAGCTTCCACCGCCATTGACAGCCGTTGCGGTATAGCATCCACTCACTGAATGAGATTCGATCCTTCAAGGATTCTCCGGATCAGACCTTCCGGATAACGACTGCCAGATCGGTCTCGTCGACGAACTTCTTTCGCCAAGCATCGACCAATTCAAGAACGCTGTCCTTGAAAAGGATCTCGCGGGTTTTCCCATCGACAACGACCTGATTGTTGCCAGCGATCGCAGATTTAACGGAAGTCGCAGTCATCTCTGCTTTGAGATTGGAAAGCTTTCCCTGGTAGACAGCTTCATCTTCCTGTCGGGTCTGTTCGAACTCGCTGATGAGAGTGTCGATTTTGGTCTTGTTAGCCTCGTCCTTGTCGGCAATCGCAGCCACCAGAAGCTCCCGCTCAGTCTTCAGATTTTCGATCTCTGCTTGAAGCAAGTCGACATCATGTGGAGTTTGATCAGCCAGTTGCTTCTGCAATTCTGCGACTTGTACTTCGAGTTCTTGCTTAGTAGCCATTTTGGTTAATCTCCTTTAGCCTATATAGAGTTCCTACTACAAGACTGTATAGCCTAGAGACTATAGAAGAGACTGTATAGCCTAGAGACTATAGAAGAGACTGTATAGCCTAGAGACTATAGAAGAGACTGTATAGCCTAGAGACTATAGAAGAGACTGTATTACTTAAAGACTATATTGTCTATGCTCTATGCGGAGTCCGCATGGTAACTAGGGGATTCTTGCGACAGAGCGACCAAACAATTTTAGGAAAAAGCTCCTGAGGGAATTGAACCCTCTCCGCCGATTTTGCAGATCGGTTGGCCGCCACGACCAAAAGAGCCAGGAAATTGAACTTACTGTCGGAACTGCTCATCTTTAATCCTGATGAGGACTTCACTCTTAACCATACCAAACTTATATGCAAATTCCATGCCAAAACCAAGTGGGCCTGGTTGTCAGGAATCTCTATGACACAGTTTTGCATCGCTTCATAAAATATCAGCAGCCGGTCGCGAATTGAAAGTGCATGTAGTCCTTGACGGACTTCCAATCACCTCCCCACTCCCAACCTCTCTTCTTGAAAGCATCTACGAATTCTTTTGGAAGGTCACATCCAGCCGCCTTAACCATCAGGCTAGCATTAGCGGCGACCACCAGATTCTTGTCCCAGTTGACATCGAAGGCGATCCCCCATGAGTGAATGGAAAGTGGATTCTTTTGGTTATGCATCATGTGACGCCCACAATGACCACCGAGCATCCGAACCTTGTATGTCGGTGCTACCACCATAGCTTCCTTCAATGCTTCCTCAAACTCGGCGGCGATCAGCTTGTGGACTTGGATATTTCTTCCAGATCCAGCGACGTTCTTCATGATGACCAGATTGTCTTTTTCCCAGGCATCATCGATGTCTATGTTTCCGCCGGACATTTCGTGGTACTCGAAATCACCGAATGCCGCCTTAACGCCTTTGAGTCCGTGTGGTGCAATTTGAGCCATAGCTCAGACCTCCCGAATGTGATCAGAGATCACTAAAACAATAGTATGAGTGTATCCATGGCTTCCAAACTGTTTCACTCCGACAGCATCGAGAGCCCCCACCCAGAATCGAACTGGGATTTCAGGTTTACAAAACTAGAGTTCTGCCATTGAACTATAGGGGCATTCAGGCGTTTACAGTAAACAACCTACTGTAAACTATGTTGAGCGGGTAGAGGGAATCGAACCCTCGTCTTCAACTTGGAAGGCTGTAACTCTACCATTGAGCTATACCCGCATTCTACTTACAGCAGAATCTTGATCGGCCTCATCTTAGGACTAGAAACAAGCGCGGTGATGAGCACTGCCGGTTGTGTACCATGACCCGTTGTATCCCATCCGGCATAGTCTTTGATGACGAGCTCAGCTACTTCCTTAATGCTCCAGAGATATCTGCTTGGCATTCCGTAGTCCATGTATCTAAACCCTTCGACAGATTCAAGAAGACATACGTTGTGACCGGCGAACTTTCCAGTCTCCGGTTCGTACCAGGTCACGGTGAAGAAGTACGGAGTGATACCTGGAACCTGAAGCGTGTTGGCGAGATAAATGCCCTCTTCATCACAGTCGTTTCCATGAGGAGAAGAGCCGTCGAATCCAACTGCTTGGACCTTCTGAGGGGTGCACACGGCATCGAAGAGTTCGGAGGCGCCGTCAGCGATCCAAACGAAGCTCGTCATCTTTTTGGAAGCTGCCTCTATAGTGGTGAATTTGTCTAAGACTACCTTCCTCCACTGTCGATCGGAGGTGATCCTGTGAATCGTGGACCACAACAAATAGATTCCGAGACCGAGATATAATGTTGATCCGATCTTCGCAAAGAAGACAAGAATTTTTTGGGATGTTTTCATGTCTATAAATATAGCGGCCACCGGGAATCGAACCCTGGACTCCTATTTGGGAAGAAGGAACGTTACCTCATGATCAGAACCTGGACCGTGGATAAGACCTGGACCGTGGATAAGAGCGTGATTCAACCATTCTTGCACCTTGACGACATCCTCAGGTTTTATCATACACGTGTCCCAAGAGCCACAATGCGGCTTAAAGAACACATACTTGAAGCCTTCAATTAGACGCTTGAAAAAACCACGCCACTGGTTCAGTTGGGTTGAAATCGTAAGACCGAGATCTTCGTCATACTCGATACAGATAAGATGTGCTTTTGTCGAGCAAGCACATTCTAAGTACGCCTTCCAGATGATTGGTTTCATGTGTTCTCCTTTGCAGCCCTCGAAGGATTCGAACCTTCATTTCTCGAGTCAGAGTCGAGTGTCCTAGCCAGTTGGACGAAAGAGCCATGTATTACTTCTTTTTCTTCTTTCCCTTTGTACGCAACTTCTCCACGTTGTTCATGCGCCCCTTGATGACATTCATCTGTGAATCCCGACTCGTTGGAGCTCCGAAGTAACAGAGCTCGTTGAAGAGACCGGTAAAGAACTCAGCGAGGGTCATCGTGCTTCTGACTTTCTTGTCGTTCTTTCGTTCGACCAGATCACGTTCCATCATACCCATCTTGACTTTTCTCTTGGAGCCTATGATACCGAATTCCAGGGCTCGAGGCTTGCACTTCTTCCAGATCATCTCCGTGTAGTATGTTTCTGGTCGAATCCGGATAGGAATGTCCAACATCTGCTGCCACGGAGTGAACTCGATGGCGTAAGAATTGCAGGCCTTCGCATCCTCGAGCTTAGTCGTACCGGACGTGACTTCCTTCATGACGTCTTCCCACACCTCACCGATACCGTGCGCGCTGGTGGAAACAGTGAAGTCGTATAGATTGTCTCCGGACTCGTGGTTGTCGAACTCGACCGTCTTGTACACTTCGATGTGAGTGAGTTTTCCGAACTTGTCCGTGTCTGGGATGGGAGTCGGATTGTTGGCAAAATCTATCAGGTATGGGGCGAGATTAGCGTTCGCCAGCTGGCTCAGGGCGTGAAGTTCTTCCACGTTCATCTTGGCCAAGATCTTGATCAGGTCTAAGAGTGTGACATCACCCTCGACCTTGAGGTCGACGTTACGGTTCTGCCAGAGGAACTCTCCCTCCTTCCGTCCACCAGCCCTGATGCCGGAGATGACATAGTCCTCGACCCTTTTGCTCCAGGATTCTCCGAAGATACCTTCCCTCTTCAGCACGATCTTGTCTTTACGTCGCATTTGCCACCTTCCTTTGTGCCCTCGCCGGGACTCGAACCCAGGCCTGATCTTTAGGAGAGATCCGTTCTATCCAGTTATACTACGAAGGCATTCGTTTCTTGAAACACACGATTCCGAAGTACTTACCGTCTCTGGATCGCCAAGACTTTTTCAATTGCTTCTTCGTAAAGATCTTTACGCCGTTTTCAGCAGTGTTCCTGTCTGAATTGGAAGGATCAGCCACAACAAATCTAGTTCCGTTTCCGGGGTCTCGTCCGAATGATCCTATAACCGTGACCCAATGCTGCATTGACCACGTACACAGGATGACCGGATATCCCTCTCTGATTTCAGATTCAACCTCTCCAAATGCCTCATCGAAGTTTTTGATGTCAAATGCTTCCCCATCGAAACCGAATCCACGGAGACCAGCGATGATCCCGTGTTCGTCCGTACCTTTTTCTGCCGAAGTGTTAGAGAACGCCCTGACAGCCATCTCCGAAGCATTCTTTCCAAAGCATCGTAATACGTTGACCACCGCCGCAGCACCGCAAGAGTAAGGATGCTTCTGGTATTTCATGTCAGTAAATAGTACAACGAAATGCTCCCGGAGGGATTCGAACCCGCATGTATCCGATTAACCTTTCACTCGCTTAGAAGGCGAAGGGTATACGGGAGCTTATTTTACAGGTTTCGGGATGATTGGGTCGAGTCGCGTTCAAACCATTTTCATTGACGAAATCCCACCCACCATCTCCGCCCTCATTCAAATTCATGCAGAGAGGATCTCCACGGAAGCTGGCAACAACTTCTTTTTCTTTTTTGCAGAGACTAACTCTGTCTGGTAGTTCGTAAAGAATTTCTCTTCGATGTTGATGGGTTCCGTGCTTTCGAATCGACCGAGTGATTCGTGTCCCTGATCACAGGTAGCCATCGTCCAAGTTATCGGTGCTGTGCATCCCTGTGTAAAACGATCCGTCAATCAATCGAATCGTTTTGTAGACGTAATGAAATCGTCTTCTACTTGCTCGTGCCACGATGTAACTATGTCGTCATGGCACTTTTGATTCTTGGAGCTGGTGGGAATCGAACCCACGTCCGAAAGATCTTCCGATGCAGATACTACGAGCATAGTCCATTACCCCTGGACGTGGGTCAAACTCCGTCTCTTTGCAAACTCTCTCCGGGTGACGGCCCGCCTTTGAAAGTTTTTGCCCTAGTGTTGTGCCTTCCGGTTACTCGGGCATCCTTGCCGGAAGACATCCCTTTTCGCTGTTTAGGCGAAGGCCGGGGCGCTCGCAGCTTGCGCGGCGATCATCCAGGCGGGAACCATGTCGTTGGACTTGGCTGTTGTTGTTTTGGTCTACTTTTTACGTGGTATGCAGACCAACCACGGCTCGCATCTACTTCTTCTGTTCCCCCGTCGAGACCAGGTCAGCCCCTTGAGTTGAACTTCAAATCTACATTGGGGTTGAATTCCCACCGTAGAATATTCTTGAAACCCCCATCCTTGAGGATGGCAATCATCTCTTTTGCGCCGTCCGGATTCCAACTGTGGACGATCGTCTGGTACGGTCTCTTCTCTTCTGGGAGAAGTTTAACCATGTCTTCGGCGACGTCCCTTCCGTCGAGCTCGCCTTTCCGACTGTACCGCGTCATCGCCCGTTCCTGGTGTCCGGGTCGCTCCGACACCAAGGATTGGTATCCGTTGCCGTTGAGGTCATGGTCCAGGAATACCACCTCAAAAATTTCCTGCCCAAGGAGTGCGTCGAGACACTCTGAGTAGGTGTGGACGTGGACCACGTCGTTTCCGATCAACTGGCGTCGGAAGTAGGCGTGTCGCTCGTCATCGTCATCAAGTACGAGGATTCTCATTTTGCTATCCTATCACACTGTGGATTCGAAGGGAATCGAACCCTTATCGTTGGAATGCCATCCCAAAATTCTCCCGTTTGAAATACGAACCCGATTGTAGCCTCACGGAGGATCGAACTCCGTTTTCCCAGTTGAGAACCAGGTGTCCTAGCCCTGTAGACGATGAGGCCATGATGCAGCGGTGATGTGATGTTTGTGTAGATCTTCCCGCCGCCGGCATACGCTCCGCTCTTTCGAGCCTCACATCTAATGTGCCCCCTCTCGGTTTCGATCCGAGCTCTCCTGCTCTTCAGACAGGCGCTTTCACCAGATTAGCTTAAGAGGCATGTGCTCGTCGTTTTTGATGGGGGAGAACGACAAGCTATGATAAACTCCCAGTGACACCAGACGGTTTCGATCCGTCTTTATCTGCTTGAAAGGCAGACGTCCTAGCCAGTAGACGATGGGGCCATGCGTATCTCCAGGGGATCGAACCCTGCTTGACACAGGTTAACAGCCTGTCGCTTTCACCAGGTTAGCTTGAGATACAACAGCGCCCCGTATGGGAATTGAACCCATCGCGGTTCCCGTGACAGGGGAGTATCAGCACCAGCTGATCTACGAGGCATTATGAATCGCCGGGGTAACGATCCCCGTTCTCTCGCTTAAGAGGCGAGTGCTTCACCATTAAAGCTTGCAACTCATGAAAATCTGTAGGCACAGATGGAGTCGAACCATCGTGGGGCACTTATAAGGTGCCTCCTCTAACCGTTGAGGTATGTGCCTATGTGCTAGTACTCACGAGCGGGGTCGAACCGCTAACACATCGAGTCTAAATCGATGTCCTCTACCAATTGGGATACGTGAGCATTCCTTTGTTTATTTTTAAGACGCGCTCCTGACCATATGGTCCACGTTTCATGTTTTAATAGACACGTTGGGATTCGAACCCACAAAATTTCTGTCCTAAGACGAAGGCCGCTACCCAATTAGGCTACGCGTCTATAATCAGTGCCGATGAGAGGACTCGAACCTCCACTGTACGGGTTCTCGACCAGCTCCCTCTACCGTTGGGGTACATCGGCGTATTATTTTGAATTTAGATAAAGTCTTTTGTACAAAGCTCTTCTTTTTGCATTAGGAAATTTCTTTGCATTTCTTCCACCAAAAGAAGGAGTCAAAGCGTGACAATTCCAACATAGAATTCTAAGATTCTCTCGTTTGTTGTTGTTGTTGTCAGAGTTTCCATCGATATGATCGATGGTTAGCGGAATTTGTTGATCTTGCCACAGCGTGAGTTTACACGACCAGCAAAAATGGCCGTTCTCAACTACTAATCGTTTTCTTCGAGAACTGTCTTTTAGCAAATCTTCAAAACTGATTTTAGATCCGTGCAGGGGCGCGCATTTTCCGCAATGACGTCTCGTTCCTTTTTCGTTAAGTAAAATCTTTGCGTTGCATATCCTACAAAGATTTATTTTACCCCTGCCAGTAAGAGTGAGAGAAACCTTTTCATTTATCTCATTTCGTTTTGCCAAAGTAGCAAAACATCGTGCACACTTTTCGCAGCAGAATCTTCCACTACCGTATTTTGCTGTCAAATAACTGTTGCACGCTTCACAGTTCATACAAGTAAATATGCATCATATTGGTTGCGGTAATGAGGACTTGCACCTCTTGCATTCTAGCTTATGAGACTAGTTCAGATCTATACCTGCCTCCCGCAATGTCCATGGTGAGACTCGAACTCACGACCTTTGCCTTCGCAGGGCAATGCTCTAATCCAACTGAGCTACAAGGACAAACAAAATTACAGTACTCTCGGAGGGACTCGAACCCTCATTCTCCCGGTTCGAAGCCGGGTGTTCTTCCAATTGAACTTCAAGAGCTTATACAAAACAAAAAGAGGGTTGACGTAGTAAAAGAAGCTACGGGAATGCACACATCGGTGCAACGCGGGTTCTCCATTCCGTTCCCTCAGCGCTCTTAGCAAGATTCGAACTTGCATCGCACCCTTCGGAGGGGCACATGATATCCAGTTTCACTATAAGAGCAGTCGCGCCGCAACCCTGGGAGTGATGTCCTGAGTTGTACTACGGCGCTTCGAAGAGTTCGCCGGGAGTCTCAGTCATCACACCGAGACATATGGTTTGCTCTTCTATGGATGCGGTAATGAGGACTTGCACCTCTTGCGTTTCAGCTTATGAGACTGACTCAGATCTATACCTCCCTCCCGCAGAGCGGCCAATGGGAATCGAACCCATCGCTCGAACTTGGCAAGTTCGTGTGTTACCACTATACCATGGCCGCAAGACATCCCCATAATTTCACGAGTGGACCACGTGTCCAGACAATCATCTGGCCAGAAGCGATCAACTAACGAGGGGTCGCTACCCGTTTTAGCATGTCATGAGCATGCTTAAAGTCTAGATGGGGAATTTCGAAATCCCGGCCCCTCGGTTCCAAGCCGAGTACTCTGCCTCTGAGCTACATCTAGATAAGTCGGGAAACCCGGATTTGAACCGGGGACACGCGCTTCCGACGCGCGGATGATACCAGACTTCAACATTTCCCGTTTTGCTTCTGCTACAGTAGTCCTTGAGGGGATTGAACCCCCGACCTTCCCCGTGTAAGAGGGCTGCTCTTCCGCTGAGCTAAAAGACCATGGTTGTGAGATTCCCGGCATACACCGGCCCAGAGCTCACGTGAGTCTTGCAAGAGCACGGACTGAAGGAATCGAACCTTCATAGGCAGTTTTGGAGGCTGCCGTCCTACCATTGGACGAAATCCGTAAAACAGGTGACCTAGGTCTTCACCAGGATGCGCCAGGCCCTCATGTCCTGGAAGCATAGTCACCGCCCAGCTTCGCTGGTTGAGGAGGAAGGCGAATAGGTCGCTTTGTCCCGAAGGTCGCATCGAACACTCTCAGCCTTCACTCCCCAGTACGCCCTGGGGGAATCGAACCCCAATCTCACGGTAATCGGCCGTGGGCCCTACCACTAGACGAAGGGCGTATGAAATTTTCTGTACCGCGAGAGGGACTCGAACCCTCACTGAACAGTGTTTAAAGCTGGTGCCTCCTACCATTGGGCTACCGCGGTATGTGTCCACGTAGTGGGACTCGAACCCACACTGAAAGCGTTTTAAGTGCCGTGCCTCTACCGTTGGGCTATACGTGGATAGTACAAGTGGATGGGGTGGGGTTCGAACCCACCATGCCCCGCAGGGCGGCCGCTTTACAGGCGGCTGGCCGTCCACTCGACCATCCCATCCATGGATACTACAGTGGGTCCACTCGGACTCGAACCGAGATCGGGCGGCTTAAAAGGCCGTGGCTCTACGCAATTGAGCTATAAACCCAAACAAAAATGCCGGTGAGGTTGCCACTACCTCTACATGATACTCGATCTCGGCGGGCGTATCATCATCGTTTCATGTCGCGACATGTCGTGTGATGGGTCTCGGCCAACGTACTTTCTCATTACGGGAATCGAACCCGTGACTCCGGCTGAATAAAACGCACGGTATCCTGGACCTCTAGACGAACCCACCATCTTACGAAGGTGAGTATGGGATTTGAACCCATGTCTCCGCGCTCTCTATGAAGTCGTACAGACTTCTGGGCGGCCAACGAGAATCGAACTCGTTCCCTGGGGTTCACAGCCCCATGTGCTTACCAGTTACACCCTGGCCGCCATACAAAGGGGAATTGATGATTCCCCCGTCAGCTATTCAATTGTCAAAGATACTGTGGACCGAATGAGAATCGAACTCATCGCGGGTTGCTTGCAAAGCATCCCTGCACCCCAGTGCCCAGCCCGTGAATTCTATGTATGCTCGTCGACTACTTTTCTACAGATGGTTGAGGAATCGAACCCCCATCGTTTCCAATGTCCCGGCGTTCGAAACCGGTTTGCTGCCATCAGCGAAACCATCTGCGGAGAGTGAAGGAATCGAACCTTTAGCCCCGAAGGACCAAACCGCTTTCCAAGCGGCTGCGCGACCATCACGCCTCACAATCCATGTCACTACAGCGGAAGAGTGAGGATTCGAACCCCTGTGATTTCTCACCCCAGTAGCTTTCAAAACTACTTGCCGACCAAATCAGCGGACTCTTCCAGAATTCTTCTCTGCGTACGTTCTCGATGACAATTAGAACAAACCACGTCACATTTTGCTATCTCTGTAAAAATTTTTTCTCTGTCAAGAGAAATCATTAATCTTGAAATTCCTTTATCTTTTACTTCTCCTGATCGATGATCAAAATCGAGAACCCGATACCTGTATTTTATTCTACAATCCTGACAACCTTTTTCTTCTTTGAACTTACGGATTTCATTTCGTATTTTATTTTCTGTTCAAGAAGAGAACTACGGGCTTTTTCAATGTTTTTGTTTCTGTATTCTCTAGCATAACGTCTTCTATTTTCTACGCTAGAGTCTTTCAACATTTCTCTTACATTGCTCCTATGATCTTGTGCTTCACCACGTGGTCGGCCGCGTGGGACGCGCACCAACTGTCAGGTTTCAGCAACGTCCTGAATCCCTGGCTGGCGACCATCGCGGTCAGCTCCTTCACGTGGCTGGACGACTTGAACTTCAGGTTTGGGTTCGCGTCGATGTGTACAGTCAACCCGACTGTCTCAGGGACATGAGAGTTGAGCTCAAGTCCGACGTTGACACTCATCCAAACCTCTCTCATCAGTCGCTCCCTCAACGACTTGATCCGAGTCAACTTCTCCCGGATGTAAAAAGCCCGTCCACCCTTCCCCTTGTGCAACACGACGATCACCGTCACCAGCTCCGTGAACTTCCCGGCTTGCTGCGAGTCGGAACCGATGTGGACCTCACGGTCACCCTCGGCTAGTATATGGCGTAGAGTACCGACCAGATCAACGATCGGAGCACCTTCCATCGTCTTCCAAGTCTTCTCTAACATGGTATCACTTCCTTATCAAGCTGGGGGAGTAGGAGTCGAACCCACATACACGGAGTCAAAGGCCGCGGTCTTCACCGTTAGACGATCCCCCAAGGATCATCATTTCGACCTGTCTCTATTGTATTTGGAAGGGGCTTACCAGAGATAGGTCGTGTTGGTAAACCCCTCATGCTGCTCGGGGAGCTTCGAACCTTCCGGATTGGAGGCGAGCATAATGCTGGCGTTCCGATCTTGACGGGAGCTTCCCACGAGATATTTTCGGCATGAGGTTAACACGTTCCGTATCTCCTGAAGTTATATAGCTGCTCTACTGCGATTGTGCTCAAATCTTATCACGAGACTTTTCCGAAGTACAGGAAAAGTTCAGGTGATGCTGAGAGAACCTGAAGAATCAAAGGCTCCTTTCTTCTAACTAGGTTGCAGGAACCCTAGAGGACATCTTCTTCTTGAAATCGGCGATCGCAGCCTTGATCGCATCCTCGGCCAATACAGAGCAATGGATCTTCACCGGAGGAAGGGAGAGCTCTCTGGCGATAGAAATATTAGTGATCTCCTGGGCTTGTTCGATGCTCTTCCCCTTCACCCACTCTGTCACCAGGGAAGAGGCGGCGATGGCCGATCCACAGCCGAATGTCTTGAAGCGCGCGTCTTCTATGATCCCATCCTCAGAGATCCTTAGCTGAAGCCGCATCACGTCGCCACAGGCTGGAGCACCGACAAGCCCGGTCCCGACACTATGATCCTCTTTGTCTAGACTACCGACATTCTTCGGATTCTCGTAGTGTTCTAGGACCTTCTTACTGTACGCCATGCGTCACCTGGCTATCTTTTTTAGAGGTACGCGAGGGTCAAAATCCTCGTTCATGCAGCTGCAACCGCAACAGTCACACCAATACCAACGGTGATCTCGAAGTGCCACGACTGAGCTGGTGTCACCGGAATAATACCGCTTATGTTGTGGATGGGGACATGCCACACCCCACTCTGAAAACACTCGAGCGTAGGTTGAATATGGATCGCCATTGTCTAGATATATGGAGTTGAAGACGACCTCGGAAATCTGTCGCCGTTCTTCTATATCCAATTGAACGTACGTAAGGAGCGCAGACTTCTTCCCCGTCCAGTGATACTTTAGACGGTGTAACTCAAGTCTTGTCGGGGTCCTTCGTGACGTCACAAACGTTCCTCTCCTCCATTAAGGATAGGTAGGTTCGTCCCATGCCATCGACCAGAAAGATTCTCTTCTTGAGGTCGTGGAAGTGGTGGACAGTATCCTCTGTCCCTCCCTTCCTGTCTGATGCCACGAGAGCGAATCCAACGTCTGCGTCTTCTGCCACGAGCTTGTTCCTGGCGAACGCCGCCTGGTGAGTACTGCCAACGCTGGGTGTACTCACCAGGCGGCACCGGGAATTCCTTGATCGTGATATTGTAGAGCTTGGACGCTTCCGCTGCGAAATTGTCGGCTCCTAGGCGGCAGGCACCCGAGACAAGCACAACATCACGATCAGGGTTGGAAGCGACGAGTTGCTCTACCAGGTCGAAGACGATTTTTCCGGTCTCGTAGGCTTGCACGCCTACGGCTTCCGACGATCGCTACCCTGAGCTCCTTCTTCAATTCGGTTTCCCCTTGTTGACGAGCGTATCCAATACTTCTTTAAGATCGTTGACGTCTCTCGATAGACTCTTGCAGACGTCCATAATCCTTACGTAGGCGTACAAGTCCTTCGTGGAATCAACGTACTTCTTGAGGAGCTTTCTGTCTCTTCCTTTTTCCTTCTTAGACTCTCGTACTCGCTGAGATAGTATCTTGTGGATCCGTTTGTAGATCCTGACCATCTCCGTCGTGGTAATTTCATTTGATCCAATGGACGTAGATTTTGAGTTCTTTGTCTTAGACATCCTCTACTAAGTAGCCATAGTAGATCAATTGGGTTTCTCTTTGTCTCCGTCTTTCTTCTGTTTGACCATCAAGGCCCTGGACGAGATGACCTTCACCGGAGAATTCTTGTTGACGATGTCGAGACGTCGGACGAATTCATCGTTTTCTTTCTGAGAGATAAGCTTCACTGCCGGAAGAACCTCGGACATCTTCTGCAGGAGGACATTGCGCAGCTCGAGTGTGAGTACCAGACCACACAACCACCCTCTCAACTTGAAGACAGAAGAGCCACCTGGAAGAAATTCTTCACCTGCATGCTTAAGCTGTTCGTACATGATGGAGAAGTCAGTCGTCGGTATCTCCAGGTCGAGCCCTTCGAGCTCGATCATCTGGTAAGTACGATCGGCCATAATCATCCCAGGCATGTCGACCAGAGCGCTGTCAGCCACTTCGTGTGGTTGGTCTCCAGCTTGGATCTGCAGCAGGTACGGTGTGACGATAGTTGACGGGAAAACTCTCCATCCATTGTTCGTCATGATGCGAAACAACTGATTCATGGATACACCTTATTTTGGCAGCGTCAATCATTTTATCCTTTTCTCATCTTACCAATGATCTGGAAACGTTTGATGCGATCGATCTTATCGATGAACACTTTGCCATCTAAGTGCTCCACTTCGTGTTGAAAACAACGGGCTCCAATGTCTTCAAGTATAACTTTGTGGTCGTGTCCATCGATGTCTTTGAATTCTGCCACAATAGCTCCCCAGCGTGGAATATCTAAGAAGATCCCGGGGAAAGAAAGACAACCTTCCTGCTCTGTCGTCAAACCTTCATCGAATTGCCGGAGGACAGGGTTGACGATCAGGTCCGGGATGCAATATTCTTCAGCCAACGATGGCTTGATGAGGAACATGCGATGCATAATCCCCACCTGATTGCCGGCAAGCGCCAGACCATTCGCGACGTTGTTGAGAGATTCTACGAGGATTGCACGCATCTCGTGAATTTCGCTTGAAGGACCCTCGTGATTGAAGTCCCAAGCGTATGTTGGCCATGTGAGGAACCTGTGTGGATAACGGACTATCTTACGCGCAGTCATGTGATCCCCAGCACGCCCTTGGCAACAGTATAATACTTAATGCGATCTTCAAGTCCGTTGTAGCCACCGTTCACCTTTTTGGTGATGGCCTTGAATTCTCCGGCATCAGCAAGAGCATTCAAAGCTTTTCGTTTCCAGAACCAACCAGCCGTCCGGAATCCTACTTCTGGTGCGGCCGCAAGGATAGGATTTGCTTCCAACTCCAAACCAAGATCTTTACCCGCGTCTCGATAGTTCGAACGACCTGTGAGCTGGATCGGTCCACGACCCTTGTAAAGTTTTCCATCTCCAGGAAAGACGTTACCTAAATCCTTGCGTCCCTCGTAAGCTGCACCAGATGCGATCTCTTCGAAGTACCGAAGCTGTGCACTCTCGTGGGATAACTGAGCGACGAAGGCTGCGATCCTGAGTGGGGAGTCGATAAGGAACTCTTCCATGGCCGCATTGAGAAGCGGCAGGTACAAGGTGCGCTTAGCGACAGACAGCAGCGGCATGATCTTCTTCAACTGCTCGTCAGACAGCCCCGTTGGTTTCGGAATCTCTGGTACTGGCATGGGCTTCTCCTCGACTACCGGTGGCACAGGTGGAGGAGCGACTACAATTGGCTCTGGCGGGGGAGGGGACGAGAAGTGTTCGACGACCTTCTCGAAGATGTGTTCGATCCATTCGCCTAGATCCACACGTCACTCCGTTTGTACGAACTGTCCAAATTTTGAGATGACGACATCCAACTTCGACGCGATCTCCTCCTGGCCATAGCCCTTCGCCAATTCGTTGACTGCCGTGAGTACCCCACCGGCCCATGTCATGACAGCATGAGCCTGCAGCGCCTTCCGTCTCGTGTCGACAGCGGTCCAACCGGATAACCACATGATGTGTCTCTGGTCTTCGGCCAAGAATGGATTCTGATCTTCTCCCAATCCGCTTTGCGCCGAGCTCTGCCCCGCGAGTTCCGCGTGCATCATGTGCCCGATTTTATCCACTTTCGCTTCCGAGTCATTCAGGGCCTGCTTAAGGTTCTCATTCGACTCGCACGTCGTGGCATTCTCTTCCTTGAGTTCCTCGTACTTCACAGCTCTGATCTCGATACACGGAAGACAGAGACTAAGCTTCTGTTCGAGCAACGAGGCGGCGGCATCTTCTTTACAATCTTTACAGAACATTGACTTTCTCCTTCTCACGACGTCCGTGTAGTTCTTCCAGGAGTCTGATAATCACGTCCGGGATTTCGGCCCCTTCCGGGATGTCCCCGGGAAACATGGTGAGGGTCTTGGATCCAAGCAACATCATGGCCGCCTCGAGCTCACCCTTGTCCATCTCAGCCCGGGCCAAATGTTCAGCCCGTATCCGGGTCAGCTCATGAAAATTCATCAACCACTGATCGGCACCACTCATTGCATCATCCCACCATTGTAGAAAGAAGCGTTAATGCGCGCCATAGCTTTGAGGGCATGGTTCTCCTCAATAAGTTTTGCCGTAGCGACGTTCAATCCTTCCTGGGCTTCAATCATACGAAGAAGCTCACGTTTGAGTATCTCGTACTCATCTCTAATCAACTGCAATTCGTCGAGCGCTTCATCACGCTCCCTGCTGATCTTTTCTACTTCCTGCTCGACGTAATCTGGATTCGATTCTACAAGCGTACCAAAAAATTTTTTGAAAAATGTCACTTTCTATTCCTTATGTCTGACCAGAGCACCAAGAAAAGAAGTCCCATGATAAAGACGACTCCTCCTATGATTCCGATGGACAACTGTTTCACAAACTCTCCGAGTGTATATGAATCGATTGCATTCAGTTTGTCGGCGATGGAGAAGGACATCACTCAGCGTTTTCCTCTTCCGGCTCTCTTTTTCCATTCCTGAGATCGTACTGTTGACGCACGATACACATCGGGAGTCCATCATCCCATGTTTCTAATGTCAGACGTTGTCCGTGGTGGCGACTAAGTGACGGAATGAGACCGTTCCATTTGACGATGGTAATACTCCCTTCGTGCCAGTTAAAAGGATTTGTCAGCCAGAGACGAGCCTTTGCGACAGTATCCAGGTTCCTACCAAATTCTTCGGATAGCTTTTCTTTCTGATAGATTAAACCCGTTGTCGTATCTTCAGAAGTGCAATCGACAATGACAAGTTTTCTGGTCATGAGGCCTTTGGTGGTTCACGAACGATTTGAAGGAACGGTTTTACGGGTCCATCGTATTCTTCATGTTCGATAAAGTCGATGGTCTTGCAGTACGGGCACGTGATTTCTTCATCCCATTCCTCTTCAGACGGTGGGAAAGTCACGTGACATGATTTACAACAAAGGACCCAGACAAAGGACATGTCAGTTCTCGCGGAGGATCGGTCCGGTTTTCACGAAGATGATTGAACGGTCCTGATTGTCAGCGTCCATCTTCTCACAAAGGGTCTCGATGGTCTTACGAGAGAACATGAACATTTGTCCATCCTCGAAACGAATGCACGCAGCACCATTTACCTGGCACTGAGCATCGAGAGTGGCCAGGGCCAGATTTCCCTTGCGTTTCTGCTCCTTCTCCTGCATAGTATTCTCTCTGGTTTCTTCGTCGTTTTCGTCGTTCATGATCTATCCTTTTTAGGGGTTGCTCGAAGTTGCTCGAGGTCCATGATGCCATCCTGTGAACCAGGCTGTATGGTACCATCGATTTTGGAGAGAAGGTACTCGACCACAGCCTCGTGCTTCGAGATCGCATCCATGTAGATGATGACACGACCCCTGTCGATGACCGACCTGATTCGCATACCCAATCCGAGTCCGCCAGCGGCAATAAGGATAGGAATGCTTGCCATGATGGCGGTGATAAGACACACGGCCCAAAGACCACCTGCGATGAGATCGACCGTCCGTTCCCGCTTCTCCTGTACGATCATCTTCTTAACGTCCATGTCACATCCCCTTCACGAGTTTGGTCCTACACTCGAGACACATCGCATCTTTTAACTGGTCGCCCCAATCTGAATTGGCATCGAAACCGAAGAAGAGAACTTTCTTCTTGCAGCCTCCTGGACAGTACTGAAGAATGTCGCTTCCATCTTCTACCTCTACCGCGAGATCGGGATCATCTTCTACGATAGAACCGCTATTTCTAGTGACGGACAAGTTCATGCTCCTCCCCTATATTTTAGAAGATGTCTGTGAATGGAAAGCTAAACTGAAATGGTTCATCTTTGTCGATGGCCCTCTCAGTCGCTTCAAGCGATTCGTTGAGTTCGTCTTCAAGATTCTTCTTTTTCTTCTTGAAGATTGGAGGTGCTCTCTTTTTTTTCGGAGGATCGTCTTTAAGGTTTGCCAAGATGTAGTTCCTTGTTGGAATGAATAGGAATGGCGGAGTCAGCAATATCATAGATCAGGTATTACGAAGCAGACGAATTCGCCGGTTGGAGCCCTGAAAGAAGACATGCTCCGTGATGAAGCCGTCAGAAGCCATGCTTATTGCTTCGCAGACCTTGCTACACTTTTTATCAGGAGTGAGGCCGGCATCCAGAGTCTGGAGCTGTCTGACTTCATCCTTGAGCTTTAGCACATCTCCGACACAAACTTCCAACATGACCTGGTCTTGGTCGTATTGGTAATTGGCACCGTTCCTATTTCCCATGCTGAAACAGAGGAGACCGATCATCGGCGATGTAAAGAATGGAACCACGTAAGTGCCTAACGTGCCGGCGATTCTGGATCCGAATGACATTTCTATCTCCTGTTCTAAGTAGTTCGCCAGAGTCCAACCGACCTGAGGATACTCGTTTTGGCCTTACGTCTTCTGGAAGAAACCAAAACGGTTTCTTCTTCCAGACGTAGGCCATCTACGTCCTCTACCGCCGTTCTTTTACTTTCGCCTTCACCTTCCTCACCACCCGGTCCACGTCGTAGTCGAAGTCGTAGTAGGCGCACCTCATCTCGTTCTTGATTCCATCGGCGTCGTCCACCGCCAATTCGAGTTCGGAGAGAGCGTTGTCACGCTCCACCGCAGCGCAATGGAGACACGTCATGTACGTTCCTCCCCAGAGCTTCTTCTCGAGGTGACCATAGCAGTGGTTGAATGCCATCACCACTCCGATGAGTTGCTCACGGCTGAGCCCCTCGAGTAGCTTCAAGCGGGGGTCGTCGGGGTTCATCGTATGTCCCTCTTGTCCTTTGACTCCTCGATCGAGAATCCGTTTGGATACCGTTCCCGTAGCTTGGCCACGTTCATGCTGGCAATGTCCGAGAGTTTGTAGCCGATGGAGTCCGCTAGGACACTGAGATACCAAAGAACGTCTCCTAGCTCCTTGGCCGCCTTCTTCTCGTCGAGATCATGTCCATGACCATGGTGTTTCTTCATCATGTCGGCGAACTCTCCGGCTTCTCCCGTGAGACCGAGGGTCCAAATCATCTGGTCCATGTTGTCCAGGAGCGGGTTGAGTACCTCCTGGTCTGCTCCATCACCATCACCGACGAAGTCACGGAGGGCGTCGTGGATGGTCTCTGGGATCCGGTAGGCTCGCTGGACACGGGGTGAGGTCCTCATCGCCTCTTTCTGGTACTCATCCAGGTCGTAGATTTTCTCTTGCATTTAGAGCCTCACGGGGATTTCCATGATCTTGAGGTTGCCGGCGGCCACCTTCACCTGCATACTGGCGTTCACCACCCTGGTATGGATGCTCGTGCCGCTCGGGAAGCAGTTCCTGATCGCCTCGATGCGAGTGGCGGAATTGTCCAGCTCACGAGCAATTCGGGAGAGAACCAACAGCTCCATCTTTACCAGCAGCTGTGGACTCATCGTCGTCATCATTCCCAACAGTCTCAACAGGTTTTCCATTTTGCGTCTCCTTTGTTTCCATTTTACCACGCCTGAAGGACAATGGAAACCCGCATTTCTCCAGGAGCTCAGCGGTTCGCTCGTACGTCTGGCAGTAGACGCAGTCATTGGCCGTGGTGAGACCCGCCCCACAGAAACACTCGTATGGGTGCATCTCCATGAGCTCTCTCATGGAAACGATGGCGTCCTTGAAGTATGGCGGGTACCGGGTCACAGCGTACGACCAGCGTAACGGGTGATCTTCTTCGACTTCTTGATCTCCGCCTTTGTCGTGGGATTCTTCACCAGGTTGTCGATAGCGCTCTCCATGATGTAGAGGATAGACTTGAGGACGGTCTCTCCATCAATGACTTCCCGCTTCTCCTTCCCTTTCGTCCTGGTGATGATGTTCACCTCACCGTCCAGTTCCAAGAACATCCCATCTGGTTGTTTCTTCTTCATTTGCAGCTCCCTTCGGCGATGACCTTGTCTAATTCGTTCTCAAGTGCCGTGCCTTGGTAGAACGGTCGTGGTGACCAGCCAGCCCATGAAGTACTGGACGAGAAGATGAAGAGTCTTACCCCATTGCGCAGCGCCTCATCTTGGGCCTGCTGCGATGTGATGACTGGGGTAAGGTAACTTTGGGGTTCCTCATCCGTGTACATGACGATGGCGTGGCGTGCGCCTGGAGTCCAGTGAAGTCCTATGGGGTTCGAAAGCTGTGAAAGCTGATACACAGCGTCGATAGAAGCTTCCTGTCCTCCGCCAGATGCATGTGGGTGCTTGTTCAGCTCGGTCACAAATGACGCCGACGTACCGAGGTCTGACATGAGTTTGACGTGCCCGTCATCACCAATGGCATCCGTCGGGATACCAACCAACGCGAATTTCAAGTCGACCCGGGTGGCGTACTTGGTGGCCCACGTGACGGTCGCAGCCTGTAGGGATGAGATGGTCTGCGTCATCGACCCGGAGTAATCGATGACGAAGACCAGATCTAACGGGGAACCTTTCCCCTCGTCGACGTCACCGTCGCAGTCATCATCCAGCCCGTTACACTCTTCTGCCTTTGGTCCGATCCAACCGACGCACACGTACGCTCCTCCTGTGCATCTCTCTACACCAAACCTACAGACACCATTAAGCAACTCCAGATTGCTACGAGGGTAGCAAGGCTTTACTTCCAGTCCCTCATCTACCTGACCGTTGCAGTCGTCGTCTTTTCCGTTGCAAACTTCCGTCTTTGGTTTTTGAGCGCTACACTCTGTCCACTCGCCTTTGGTGCATATGCTCTTCCCGGAACCACAGATGCTTGAGCATGCCTCTGAGAGATTCTCGTCCACCAATTCATCACAGTCGTTGTCCCGTCCGTCGCAGACTTCTTTCTGCGGTTCACACGGCAGGATCGGATTCAGCTTCACGCTGTTCCGACACGACGTCAGCGACAACAGGATCAACATCAGGTGTAATCTCATCTTCATCCTTCTCTTCGGGTGGAACAAACTTCAACTCGTTTTCGGTCAATGGAATGTCGATCGCGACTGACATTGCAAGGACACGCGTTCTGTAT